CGTTGGGGAATCTTCCACCGCGAAGAGCACGACGGCCTGATCGTTCGGATGGAAACGCCGCTATGCGGCCACCAAAGTTCGCTGATCGGTCGCAACTTTGTCACCGGTGAGTTCCTATTCAAACGGTGCGAAATTGTCAATCAGATCGGGAACTGTCCGATTTTCGAACCGAAGGTCCATCCAAATCAAGAGAACGTCATCGCTCATGATGGTGTATCCTTCGATGAGTCGGAAGATGAAGGCCCGGACGAAGACGACGACTAATCTGTACGTCCGGTTTGGTCGATCAACGATTCAACATCAGATTGTGAATGTCTAAGAATTGTGGACAGGTCTGATAGAATTTCGCGCTCTGGAAAAGCAACTCGGTCGCGGTATGCTTCGAGTGCTTCTTCATATCGGTAAAGGACAGGATCAAAATAGGCTGGCATAGATAAGGAAAGGCCCGGCATCGATGCCGGGCCTTTTCATTTTCAGGCGGACTGTTAGTCCTTCTCCACCAGTGCGGCGAAAGCATCTTCCTCTTCCTGTTGCCGGGAAGTAGAAGCACCGCCACCCTTGCTACCCTTCGAGGTAGTCACGTCGAACGGAGGATCGTCGTCATCTTGCGGCAACACCGTGCGGGTCGTCGCCTTCGCAGCGGACGCCTTGGCGGTTGCCGGTGCCGAAGCGGGAGCCGAACCAGCACCGCCGCCGGTCAAGCCCATGACTTCTTCGAAGCGCTTCTTCAACTCTTCGTAGCTCTTGAACCGGTTCGGGTCCAAGAATTCCTTCAAGCTGTACTCCGAATCCCAAACCTTCTGGATCTTCTTCTCATCGCCACCAAACAGCGGAGCGGGAGAATCGAACACCGAAGAATCGTAGTTGGGATATCCTTCCACGTTCTTCACCTTCAGGCGGAAATTCGCACCGCCGAAGAAACAGAACGGGTCCACAGACGGATCATCCTTGAACGGCGGTTCGATCATGTCCTTGATCTTGGTCATGACCTTCTTGCCGTACTTCCACAAGAACACCTTGCCTTCGTTCTCCGGGTGAGCCGGATCGCTGATGACCAGAATGTTGCTGATGTAGTGGGTGCGACGGGCACGCTTACGGGCCAAGGCAATGTTGGCTTCTTCGCCAGTTTGCCACAGCTTGCTGTTCTCTTCAGCCACCGGGTCGGTCTTTCCGATGGTCTGAAGACTCTCTTCCACGTACCACTTGCCAGTGGGACCTTGGAAGCCGTAATCGTAGGTGGTAATGTACGGGGTGTCTTCGTCAGCGCGGGCCGGAAGAAACCGGATGATTGCGCTACCCGTACCGCTCTTGTCACGCTCCAAATTCCAGAAGCGCGTGTCTTTGGCGCGTCCTGCACCGGAATTCGTTTCTTCCATCTTCCGGCGAAGCGCGTCCTTGTTGGCCTGCATGTTGGCCTTGAGTTCTGCAAGACTTTTCACTGTGTTGTTCTCCTATAAGTCTGTCCAATCCTTTCTGCCGAAGCGTGCTTGAATTTGGCTTTCGCCCGCCGCCCGACGTACTTTGGCTTAACTTCTGACTTTGATCGTAACGCGGGATCTACCCGCGCAAAAACTATTTAGACACCGGCTTTTGATCGCCAGAATCTTTTTTCTCACCGGATTCGACTTCGATTCCGGCTTCCTGCAATCGATGCCGAAGCATCGAATTCTCTTTGAACAGAGACTTCAATTGATCTTGAGCCTTGGAAAGCTCTTCGAGCATAAAGAGATTCTCTTGGTGCGACGCGCACAGTTGATCCATCAACGTCTGGATATACAAATCCTTGCGTTCCGGGCTTACCTTCGTGACAATCATCTATGCAATGTACCCCTTGAGAATGGTTTTCAGGCGTTCCTGATTGATATTTAGCCGGGTCAAGAAGGCCGCGTACTTCATAGCAATCATTCGCTTTTCCTTCCACGCCAGATCCAATGAATCGAAATACGCATCCATCACCGTGATGATCTTCGGTTGAAAGTGAACCAGCCATGCAAACGTCTCCATTGATATCTGGCCGGACATAAGCAAGGTGTACAGCATCGGCTGTGCGTCGCCATCGCCCCGGATGGATTTCTTCAAAGACCCCGCCCGTCGCCGAATGATGGTCAAATCATCCTCAAACTGAACGTGCATGGAATGCAATCGACCGACCCATTTCTGATAGCACTCCAGATCGTAGAGATTGGCGTATTCTTTGGGTGACCGAGTAACCATCACCGAAAGGAAATGGTCGCGCATGTCATCAATCTTCTTGAACCGGCGGGTCAAGGCAATCCAGAACGTTTGCTTGCTTGGATGCTCCTGCCACTTCTTCCAGAAATGCCGCCGGATGACGGGATTGGACACTTGGTTGAAGAAGTCGAATTTTGGCTCTGTCAGGTGCTTGTAGAGCAAGCCCCGTGTGTAGTAGGTTTCGAACGGTTCAAAGAGCATGTCGCTCATGTGAAACGAAGGCGTGCCGACTTTTTCACCATATGATGCTTTTCGGCATCGTCCTGAAGTTTGTCGCGTAGGGTCGGGGTTAACAACGTCGCCGCAAATTGGGGTTCCATGTTTTCCTTTCCGGCCACCGCCAAAATTGCGTCAATGATGCGCATCCCACGCCCGGATCTTGCGATTCGCTCTACTTCTTCAGAGAAGCGCAAGATGCTGTTCTCATGGTCCATCGGGTCATAGATTGCCATACATTGATTAGTTTAGCGTCGAACTTCGAATCTAAATGACGGTATGAAGCAAAAACCAGCGCATATCGATTCCGTGAGCGTTCGCCGCGCCACCGACTTCGCGCGCACCACTGGTGACGCTACTGTCGCCAAAGCAATCAAATTTCTGGACGACCCCGAACGTCTACAGCGGATCAAGGATTCACAGTGCAAGACTTGCTACTACATCCTTCGGTCGCGCCTTGGCGGTCCTACCGCCACGGAACGGCCATGCGGCATTTGTGGCAAAAACGAACTGTACGACACCACCACAACCGATCCAATCTGTTTCGATTGTGCCGTCAAGAACGAACTGTGCAAACGGTGCGGCGGCGACATCCACATGCGGCCCCGCCGGTCATACCGGCCCGATGATGAACGAGAACAGCCGAAGCCGCTCACCCGTCCTGCCTAGTATATAAGGCAAATCCTCCACAACTGTCCCGGATGTCTAGTATGTCAGGCATCCGGGACTATAATAGATACATGATAAAGTTCTGGAGAGTGTTGGACAAGTGGGGAGAGTTTTCAAACTTCTACCGCCGCGACGTTGTGGTCGATGGACGTAAGTGGAAGTCCACCGAACACTACTACCAAGCGATGAAGTTCTACCCCGATGCCACGATCACCCTTGGCACAGAACCGCCGTCGCTCGAACCCTACACCATCACTCTTCACGACTACATCGCCGGGTTGAACCGGCCCCGCGAAGCCGCTGATGAAGGACGGCGGCGTGACTTCCCGATGCGCCCGGATTGGGATGAAGTCAAAGACGACTTCATGCGCCGGGCGCTCCGTGCCAAGTTCAGCGAACCCGACCTTCGCGACCTTCTGCTCAGCACCGGCGACGAAATCATCATCGAAGACAGCCCGTTCGACTACTATTGGGGTTGCGGTCGGGACGGAAGCGGCAAGAACATGCTTGGCGTGCTCTTGATGGAACTTCGGGAACAATTGCGCACGATTTCCTAAGATCAGTACCAAAGTACCATTGTCATTCTCGGTCAAACGAGTCATCATGAAGGTGGAGAGAATGACGATGAAACTCCCTTCCCGACTGGCCCCGGCGGGATCTGCTACCGCTGCAACGGCAAGGGCGTCCAGAATGCCCGCGACGAAGAGCGGAACGACAACTACGACCAGTTCGCTTTCATGCAAGCCGCCCGTGCCATGTGCGCCGGGCAGTAGTCACCATCAAAACCAAAACGGGCCGGAACGTTCATGAGGCGTTCCGGCCCGTTTCGAATTGGTATCAGCTTGCGGCGTTGTTTCTCCGCTTTCCGGCGCTTCGTGTCGCCAGACTGGTGGCCCCATCACTGACCGCCGGTTTACGCACACCCCGGCGCGGTGCTCATAACGCCATTGCTTACCAGTCAGGCACGAACCAGACCGATAGACCGGTTATCAAAATGCCCGGCGGAAACGGTTTGACTTCCGGGTGCGCGGCCAGAAACCTCTTCGTATAGCTTTCACAGCCAACCGAAGAGAATACCCCGGCAATCACAGCGAAGAAGGATCGACGATTCATCATGACACTAGTTTAGCGGCACTCGAACGAACTTCGTTTCCGTGGCGATGTTCGGTGTCGCCGGAACCAGCGTGTACACCTTCGTCGAACCGTCAGCGTAGCGGAACCGCATCATTTCCAGCCCGGCGCAACTGATGTTCGGCGTTGGATTCGGAACCGGATCTTTGCACACACCCCATTCCACCACCTGTGGAATCTTCGGCGACCGTTGATCGGTGCCGATCTGTGTTTGCGCCCACGCATACCCGGCGATGAGGAAAGCTGCCACAACCGGAATCACAGACTTCCGGTGCAATTCAGCCATACATTGCATCCATTGACGTTCGATCCGGCGGCGGGCCAGCACTTCCCCGGCGTATGCCAATGCCAACGTCAACGCAATCAAACTGACGATTACGAAACCCGAATGCCATACCCATAAAGGAATCATACCCCGCATAATAACAGATCCCGACCAGCCCTTCAACCTTAGAGAGTTTTTGGTACCAATCCGTGCGGTCTACAATACCAGTACATGCACAACACACTCATCCCGATGGTCGTGGAACAGTCCCCGCGCGGCGAACGTTCCTACGACATCTACTCCCGTCTTCTCAAAGAACACATCATCTTCCTTGGCACTGCGATTGATGACGACGTTGCCAATCTGGTCGTCGCACAGCTTCTCTTCCTTGCGGCGGAAGACCCGGACAAGGACATCAGCATGTACATCAATTCGCCGGGCGGATCGATCACGGCGGGCCTTGCCATTCTCGATACGATGAATCTGGTCAAGCCCGACATCGTGACCTATTGCGTCGGTCAGGCCGCTTCAATGGGCGCTGTGTTACTGGCGAACGGTGCCAAGGGTAAGCGCTTCGCTTTGCCGCACGCACGCATCCTGATCCACCAGCCGTTGATGCGCGGACTCAGCGGACAGGCCAGCGACATCGACATCCACGCCAAGGAAATCTTGCGCATGCGCGAAATCCTCAACGGCATCTTGGCAACCAAGACCGGCCAGCCGCTCGAAAAGATCAGCGCGGACGTGGACCGCGACTACATCTTGGAAGCGGACGCGGCGGTCAAGTACGGCCTTGTCGATAAGGTGATTAAGAAACAGCCGTGATGACAAGACAGGCTTTTTTCATCACCCTTCTGACACCTTTTGTTGCGGCGGCATGCCGGACATTGGGTTTGACTTTGCCCGCTTGGGCGCGTCCCAAACCACACCCGGATGCGGTTCTCATTTCGTTGATCCGCCGGGCGATGCCGAAATTGGTTGCAGCGAACATTTGTGGCGTGCAACCGATGACTGGTCCGACCGGGTTGATCTTCGCAATGAAAGCCCACTACGAAAAACAAAAAGCCCCGGCATGACCGGGGCTTTCGTTTATTCAACCATCGGAAGGGGAGCCGGTGGTACGAAGTCGGTATCGACTTGCAATCCGTAGTCGCCCGGCGCGACATCGTGAATCGAACCGGTGATCGTTGTGGGATTCGCCATCACGATCTGGCCGGTTTCTCCGTTGATCTCATACGTGAAATCAAGAGCCGCTGTGCCCGACCCGGACACATAGGACAGATCCACGGTGTCTACCCCAATATCAATGGAAATCGTCGGCACACCAACCACAAGCACCGGTTCGCTGAACTGAACACGGAGACGGATGGTATCTCCGTCTTGGTAGGTTCCCTTGTTGTTGACGATATGAGCGCTTCGAATGACCGCCGCGCCGGTACGACGATCCAGCGATCCGATGGTCACCAGAACTTCACCGGTGTCAGGATTCACCCATCCCTTTGGGGTCGCAATCGCGTTGGGTGCCCACGATGGCGGATTCGATAGATTCCACAATGCCATGTGGGTATTTAGGCCCGAACGCGAAGCCTAAATCTTGGCGTGACCAGATCCCAAGCGGGGCGGCTAGGTGCCGCCATCACAGCACATCGTTTTCGTCAACAAGCAATCACATCATACAATGAGTCACCCAACCGTTGCCTTCATTGTGATGAAGTGATTCATGTACCAGAAGGCGGTCGCGTTGCGGAAACCAGAAAAAAGAAGTTCTGCAATCAATCGTGCGCGGCCAGATACAATAACGTGCGACGGGCAGACAAAACACCCACGTGCATTGTGTGCGGCAAAGATGTCAAAAAGGGAACGAATGAATTCTGTTCTGGTCGCTGCCACAAAAATCATCTGTACAATGAATTCATTCAACGGTGGAAGAATGGATTGGAAGATGGTATCAAAGGCGGCGGTATGTCGATCAGTCAAAACTATCCGCCGATACCTGTTCGAGAAGAAAGGCCTGGCGTGTTGGAAGTGCGGATGGTGTCAAATCAATCCTGTCACACAACGGGTACCGTTACAAGTCAATCATATTGACGGCGACCCGCTGAACAACAAGGAAGAGAACCTTGAACTCATCTGCCCGAACTGTCATAGTGTCACTCCGACATTTGGAGCGCTCAATAAAGGAAAAGGTCGCGCAATTCGTCGTCAACGATATCATCAAAAGAATGGAGCACCCGATGGGACTCGAACCCATATTTCGCGAATACCAATCGCGGTTCCTGACCAGTTAGAAGACAGGTGCATGGCGGGACTGGCGGGGATCGAACCCGCGCCTTCTTCAACCTGAAGTGCTCTGACCGTCCGGGCGTCCCCGGCACTCTAAGCTACAGGCCCGTTGGAGCCGAATGAGGGAAGTTGAACCCTCTTCTCTGATTTACAAGACCAGCGCATCGCCATCAATGCTTATTCGGCGTGTTGTGTTTGGAGCCGGTGACGACAGATTGAAGTCGTGACTGTGGAGTACGAAACCACTATTTTGCCACTTAAACTACACCGGCATGTTGGAGGGGAGAATTGGATTCGAACCAATGATAACCATCACAAAACGGCTGTTGCCAGCAAAAGGCATGCAACGGTGCCTTAACCAAGCTAGGCTATCTCCCCAACGGGTCTGACATCCACAAACGTGAACGTCAAACTTGGCGGTCCTGACGGGATTCGAACCCGTGATCTTCACCGTGACAGGGTGACGGGGACGGCCAACTCCCCTACAAGACCGTGGCGGGGCATACGGGAATCGAACCCGTGGTACACCATAGACAGTGGTGCCGTTTGCCACTAACGAAATGCCCCGAACTTGCGGAAGGAATGCACGCTGGCCGATGTCGCTCCGACTGACAGTGGGAAACATCGACGTTAACCGTTCGCCCCACGACTACCGACTTTGGAGGAAGGTGCTCTTTCTTAAGCCAGAAAGTCGGCACCGGCCAGCGAAAATTATGGACAAGCAAGAGAGTACAGATCGACTAAGAATTGGACTCGAACCAACTTCTCCGGGCTTTGCGGCCCGGCGCTTTAACCATGTTAAGCTACATCTCCGAAAGGTGGGGACAGATAACCAATCTGAGGCGGCTTGTCCTGAATTCAGTATGACACGAAGAAAGAGCCGTTCAAAGCAAGAATCCAACTCATCAGAAGCATCAAAGTGCCTGTCAAATGTCACCGTACAGGTCTGACGGTCGCCCGGTTGCCCGGTAACGAAGCATTCCCCATAACACGGGGAAGACCGAACTTAGTAAGCCCGGCCATCTGTTGTAACCAGATAATCTTCCGACTTCGGCTTTGAACGGCCCTGTCAAGAAGTACTTATACTTCGGCTTCGTGTCATGGAATCTTGGTGGAACACGTGGGAATCGAACCCACCTGAATATCCTCATTGCGAATGAGGCGACCACCCCCATGCAGTCCCGTGCCCCGTTTTAGTGAACCGAGATTCCTTCCGCAAAAACTATTCGATTTTCAAAGAACAAAGACAGAGAAAACTTGCAATCGCACGACACAAGAAACTTGTAATCGCCCGTCTCTGTTTGGTGGAACACGTGGGAATCGAACCCACCTGAATATCTTCGATGCCATCGAAGCGGCCACCCCATGCAGCCCCGTGCCCCATTTGTTTGGTGGACCGTGCCGGGATCGAACCGGCTACCTTCCGCTTGCAAGGCGGATGCTCTCCCAAAATGAGCTAACGGCCCAAATGGACAAAACCTAATATGACTTGGAGGGGAAAGTCTGTGGGCGGCTTAAGCCGCTGCTGCCGTCGCAGCGATGGTATCGATCACAATATCGACGCCACCGGCAAACGCAGTCGCGCGCACAGACATCGTAGTGGCTGTGTGCGTTCGAGTTGTGAAGATTGCCTTCATGGTGCGTTGCCTCATCTCTATTTATACATGCCGCCGGACAAAAGTCAACATTTTTCAAAAGGAAAGTTCTAATCCCCACTGTTTTGCGAAGGGAGTATTCAACATCATCGCTTCCAGATTGATGATGAACGTAACCTTCGCGTCTTCCCGCGCCCGTTCGATGTCCAATCCCTGTGCGACGTACATATCGCGCATCTTGACTAGCCAGAAATCGAGCGTGCGTTGAATGATCCCGATAGCTTCTTCCCGGCTGGAACAGGAAGACTCATCTTCTTGTTCCCACGACAGATGTTCGCCGGTTACCGCGTCAACGTGAAACCATTTCTGCGATGCAACAACTTCGGCGGCGTCTCGATACATGACCCAATTCTATCACGGGGCGATGACTTTGGAATTCCACTTGCCGAAGTCCCTACCACCGATATCCGGGGCGGGTTTGTTGGGATTGAAGAAGTCGTCCTTGGCCTTCTGATCGGCGTCACGTTCAATGGAAGTATTCATCGTCCACAACTGGACCGCACTCTTCTTATCGGTCAATAGCATGTCTTTGGTCCGATCAGAGACTCCGTAGCGCGCCGCTGGAAGCGTCCGGCTGACTGTCATCCGGGTCGCCAGCTTCGACGCCGGGATGAAGAATGCGGTGATCTCCATGTCGTATCTGATCCACAATTTCCGCAAGGTTGCTTTGAGTTCCCCGGCCTTGGCTTTCCACGTCGGCATCAACAGGGAGTACTGCATATCCTTTCGGTCATGATCGATGAAAGTCACCAACACACACGGCTTGCCGGTCACGTGCTCCATTTCTTCCGGGCTAATCGTGTCCGACACCGGAACCGGACGACCGAAATCTTTGGACACCATATGAACCTTGGTCAAGAAACGCGATCCGTGATTCTCGAACCAGTAGCCTTGCGTGATGAGGTACGCATGAACCATTTCATGAAGAAGGATACCGTCCCACTTCCACTCCGGGCGGATCGGCACTTCCGTGCTCATGGTGATCTTCAGGTCGTAGACTTCACCATTCATCTTCGTCATCGCGGCCAGCGCGCCGGATGGCTTTCGTTCGCCCGGTGCCAGTTTGAATTTGCCGGTCGTCACTCCCGATACCCGCTTGCCGGTCTTGCCCCACACCACTGGAGTGTTGTTCGGGATCACATTGTCGAAGAACAGCTTGTTGAACAGATGGAACTTCGACACCAGCGGATAGTCTTTGAACGACAAGACTTCATCACTAGTATGTCCTTCCCGGATGAAATGGCTATAGGTCTTCGGCACTCAGGTATTTATCGGCAGTGTACCGCCAAATCGTCTTTCTAAATATCCGACAGCATGGCACAAACGTACACAATTGCCGCGATTGGTGTGACCTTCGCGTTGAACAAAACGATGCTTGGCGTCTTCTAGGGAGTGCCGTCACCGCTCTTGTCTTCACGACATCTGGTTCGTCAAGCACCAGCGCGGTCTATCAGAAAATCTACCGGCGCACGGTCACTACCAACGGCCTTAGCGAAATCTTGTTGGATCTCATTGATGGGATCTCAACCAACATTGAAACAAATGGCACGTCGGAAGCGGATGTTCAGAACATCCTACTTGTGTTTCATCGTACCGGTGAAACCGCCGGGTTGTCCGATGCTCAAGTCAATGATCTGGTCCATTCCATAAGCGACCAACAGGCGGCGGGGAACTCTGACACATCAGTCACCTACACCCTGTTCCAGAACAATCCGTTCACCATCAACAGCATCAGCGTGGCATCAGCTAACGCGGTGTTGTTGCGATTTGCCGCGCCCACTGTCAATTCGATCAGCGAAGCCACGGCAACCGGGACCAAGTATCAATTCACGACCGGACAATTGGATGGCTTGTCGGAAACGATTGCTCAATTGTATCGAGTGCGATTTGCCGCGTCGCTGGAAACATCGGCACTGTCAGAAACAAACGCAGTCCTATATCGGATATGCTTCAGCGCCGGTGCGTCAGATTCAACATCTTCGACGTTCACGACAACCACCAAGATACGGTGGAGCGACACCATCTTTGCTTCAGGAACATCAGACGTTTCCGCCACGCCGGTGCCGGTTCAGCTTGTCACTATCGGAACGATTGGATCTTCTGACATCACCACATCGTTTCAGAAGTACCGTGTTGTATCCGCGTCAACTGCTGGCGCGTCCGGGTCGGATGTGGCGATCACGTATGTTCGACGAATCACGCTGTTCTCTTTCGGAACCAGCCGGACGTTCTTTTCGCCGGGCGGCATAGAACCGAATGAAAACACGATGCCGCAACAGATTTCGTTGTCTTTCGAAATCAGGGTCTAGTACAAAGCGGTGATCTGTGTCGCAGTGGTGCCGTTGGCCCAAATGCGGCGAATACAGAACGGATACACCGTCGAAGCGGCCAGTTTCAAAACGACCGCCGCGCCTTCAATATCGCGGGCAAATTCAACCTTCACGTCGCCGGGGTTATTCACCATCAGCGCACGGGTTGTGATCGGAAGGTCTACCGAATCGTTTGGCGAAACGAGGTACGCATTGCGTGCCGGGCTTTCGAGGTTAGTTTCGTGGGTGCGGAAATTGTCAGCCATATTGGATATTTAGCTGACGACCCGCACCACCTTACCATTCGCCCTTGACCCGGCGGATGATGGCGGCAATGCGACGACGGTTATAGACCTTCTGAGCGGTGAGCAACATCACCACACCGAAGAGGAACAGGAAGAAATAATTGGTACTCATGATCCAAGTATAGAAGTTCTGGACCTATATGTCAAGAGGTACCTGTGGAAAAGTTCGGTGGGAAACAAAAACGCCGGACCCGAAAGTCCGGCGATCTTGCGAAGGTCTTTCTTTAACAGGGCACCTTCAATTCCCCGGATGGGTGCAATTAAGCAGCCATCGCCAGAACATTGCTGTTGGCAGTTATTGTTTTACGCTGTTGGTCCGAATCCGCTCATAAAACTTCATCGGCTTCGGTAGTCGTCTACCGGCCCGCTCCCTTTAGCTTTCCGCCGCCCGTCGAAACCTGACACCCCCGTATGGTGCCCCCTTGCGGGAGCGTGTTTTGGTGGAGGTGGCCGGAATTGAACCGGCGTCCGAACGTGGTCTACACCAGATCAACGCGAACAACTCTAATTTAGCACACCACAGAGTTTGACGCAAGCTGTTCTTCGTCATTCATCGCATCAAACTGCTGTGGAGTCGGGCCACCGAACGGCGGCGTCATCATGGCCTTCGCCAAGGCTTCCCGCACATTCCTTCCCCGGAACATGTTGTTCGCGCCTTGCCCCGGTTCCAGCCGGGCGACGGTTGTGCCGGTCGCATCGGTTTCGATGGACGGCCAATCACCATCAATCCAATCCAGCATGTCATCAGCGGTGATGTTTCGTTCCGCGTGCTTGACGTGTTTTTCTGGATCGAACTGCCCGGCTGGAATCCAGACCTTATGGTCGGGGCGTTCGATCAGACTGACTTCGTACATCAATCGACTTGCCACCCCGCTTCGACCATTGCCATTGTGTTGGCGTATTCCAGACGTTGAACCGGAAGAGGAAAATCCGGCACGTCCCGATTGCTTTGCATGACGAATACCGACGCAAACCCGGAGTCTTCTGTCTTCTCCAACTTCGCTTCGAAGTGCTCGAAAATGCTGCCCAAGTAAACGGTTGGTTCCATCAATCCATTTTGCCCAACCACAAAACCACACTCAGGGAAACCGCCCGGCTTCCGATTAGTCCGCCGAACGACAGGACAATACGACTTGCCATTCTTCGATTTGTAGTGATACGACTTCACGTCGATCAATAGCCGAATCTCTTCATGAAGATCGATGCCGGGCGGTGCTGTCATTTTCCTATTCCTCTTCTTCCACTGAAGCGGCGCGGATTGCGTCCACTACCGCTGCCTTACCATTTGATTGTACCTTCACATGCGGCTGATGAAGCGGAGTCAAATCCGGGAACTTCAGCTTCGGGAAGGAATCCTTCGCGGGCCTTCCACGCTTGTACACCGCGACGTACCCTTCATTCAAAAAGACGTAGGTGTAAGGCGTTTCAGCCGATGACTTGCGACCGAACGGATAGCCTTGTTCGGGCCGCGTGAAGTCGCTGATCCTTTCCGACAAGGACACGACCGCTTGCATGTACTCCGTGCGCGTGGTCGTCGCCACTACGGGTTCAATCTCCGAAGAATATGGGTACCCGTCGAACTCCATACTCCCCAACCAATTCACAGATCCGTCAGGTTCCTGAACATAAAAATCGGCGGATGTTCCTGCCATGTGTTGTTCTCCCTTTTGGGCCGGTTACCGGTGGCATGTCCAGTACCAGTCCCCATAGACTAACAATAGCACTACGGTCAGGTGGTAAAAATCTCTTATAGTTCTCTCAGCCGGGATTCCAATTCCGCATTCTTGGCCCGTTCTTCGTCCAATTGCCGAAGCGCGTCAGCAAGGTCCCGGAGTGCTTCCGACCGTAGCTGCATATCTGTCTTGCCGCCGTTCCGTTGGAAGCGAACAACGATACCCGCCATGTCAGGTGGGTTCACTTGAAATTCGAACACGTTCACCGCGCCACCATCGCGGAACATCTGAGCGACTTCAGCCGCCATGTGTATGACTCCGGGGTAGTTGACCGCCGCATCAAGGCCGCTTGTTTCATCGAAGGTCATGCGAATTAAGCGGGCGGGTGGATTGTTGTATCCATCTGTTTCTTGGTTGACCGCTTCGATGCATTCCCGAACAGACGTGAAACGGTGTCCGTCCAGCGAAACGAGTTTTGACAACCCATAGGAATGGTCAACCATGTGTTGCAGCTTGTCCAAGAGTTCGGTATCGGTCATGGAACAATTCTATCGCACCCTTGACATACACGTCGGGTGGTGATACGATTCAATTTCTATGAAGCCGGAAACCTTCAGACTGTCAAGCCGACAAATAAGTCTGCTCCACGATTTCGCTGTGAATCGGCGGCACGTCCACATAGACGAATGCCTACTGATCGACCAGCGAACCTTTGGGAGCCTGATTCGCAACGGTCTGATAGACTACAACGACCGGCACGAATCCTTCACTATCACCCCGAAAGGTCGCATGGTGTACAAAGCGTACCTTCACACAGAAACAGGACGGTCGTATAAAGACGGCTTCGCCCCGTCTGTCCAGATCCTCATCAACAAGATCGGTGTCAAAGCCAATGTGATCGAAATGTCAAAGGCGGCAAACCAATGAACGATGTTTTCTTCTTCCCCGTCACCGGATTCGTTCTGATCGCGGTGTTCAACATGATCCGCTACTGGAACCACCCCATGCGCGAATACCTCAAGTCCACCGGGATGGGCATCGCCGGATGGTTCGTTCTGTGGCTGTTCCTTCTGATCCCCGGCGACCCTATCGGATACTAACCAATGAGCGCAACCATCCTCTATGCCGTCAATGAAGACGGTGATGTCCAAGAGCACAGTGAATTCAAGAACTCATGGGGAAGTGCCATGCTGGTGTGGGACTATCTGGCACAAAAGTACTTCCCCGTCCCCGAAGACCACGATCCCACTGACACATGGACATACTGCACAATCAACCCGACGTTTTTGAAGAAGGTGTGGGACCTTCAAAACAAGGAAGACTTGCCGCTATGTGAATATGCGGCACTCCTGACCACTTTTGACGGCGCGATGTGTCGCCGGGAATATCTGCCCCGGCTGGCGACTCTACTGATGGAATTCGACACGCTTGCCCGTGAGAAATGGCCCAAGCGCGTGAACACCATCAATGACCAAGCGCGGGCACTCCTGAATGTCAGCAATAGCGAATACGGATGGCAAGCTGTGTGCTGGCAACAGACCACTGTCGGTCCCGCGCAATGGCACAAGGACGACCAGCCTTACAACATCGCAGAAAACAAGCATTGGTTTCTGGACGACGAACTGAAAGAGCGCGAAGCTAAACTAGTGGCGTGAAGCTACAGTTGCGGTCAGACTTCCGCGATTTCTATGACCACATGTTTGACCGGTCGGGTGACGTGTTCGAGCGATTCACCCGAACGGACATGCACCGGCGCGACGTTTTCGAACTGCTGAGCCGCGCCGGATACAAGGTGCCGCCCCACGGCACCGCCGCCAAGATCAAAACTCATTTTCACGCGCCCGGCGAAGGATGGACCGTCGTTGCTTACGACGACCCTTTCGCGCATCGCGGCGAAGGCAAACGCAAAGTCGGTGTGAACACCTTGGACCCGGAGACATATTGCTCCGTCTACCTTGGCACCCTGTCTGGCATCGACACCACGACTGTCTCATACCGGGAAGTCTGGATCGGGCGGCTGTGGGTAGGGATGTGCTATCGTTCCAACGACGACTGGCGGTCGAATGTCGGTGATGTAGAAATCGTCACGACCGGCATGAGTGAAGGCATTCCGCGACCGGATGCGTTTCTGGATTTCCCGCTTGTCGCTGTAGACCTGATTGGTAGTATGGAAGATGGATACGCTGTGGATCTCAACACAGCACCCGGTTTGTCAGCGGTTCGGGATATGCTCCGCGCCGGGGAAATTGTCGATCACATCAAGGACTATCTGGAGACACGAAATGAACCTAGACTCTAAGGTCATCGAACACATCGCCGCCAAAGAAGCTGGCTTCATTATCATGCCATCCGATCTCATCAAAGAGTTCGAGTTGACCGGTGAACAGTCTCTTCAACATCTGACCATCGCAATGAAGGCCGGGTTTGTAGAGTTGCGCTTCAAACTTTTCGATCAACCGTGGGTGACGAATCTGAATGACATCCCGATGATCGTGGAAACCAAGGACGGTCCCCATACCGTCACTCCCCGCGACGTTTTGGTCGGGTTCGAGAGAACAACCGTGCAATAAAATAACGGGCGCGGTGTAGCCAAATACACCGCGCCCGCGTCCGGCCACAGCCAAGGTTGTGGTCCGAAACGGCGTCCTACGACGCCACTTATATGTTAAGCACACTCTGGCTGATATGTCAAGCCCCCATTTTAGAATGAGGTCAAGGGCACAAACCCGCCAGACGGGGAAAACTTCAGGGACAGGCCGGACAAAGCCTTGAACGGACCCTTCACGACCATGATTCCATGCTTGCCTTCCAGTGACGGAAATGCCGTCTTATCAACGGTAAACGACACCTGACCCTTCGCCACAAGTGTGGCAGTTGTCTGGTACAGTTGCACGCCCGCGTCATTGAAGAACGTCAAGGTCACCACTTGCGGGAATCCCATTGCGTTCGACAGTGCGACACCGGTGGCGTTGTTGTTCCGAAGGTCATAGACCAAGTTCAGAGTATCCTTGTCTGGCGCGACGCCCGGCGTAGCAGCTTCCATAGCTTCTCCCCGGCTGTTCGGGAACTCATAGGCGATGCTGAAGCCTACACCAGTCCCATTGACTTGCGGGAGAACTTCAGCGTGCCCCGTAGTGACGTTCGGATGCGGCACGTAAGGATCAGTGAGGACCAACAGGCTTACACCCTTCGGCGGAATGGTGACGATGGCATCGCTGCCATAGATGCTATTGGCGACCAGCGACAAGGGAGTCCCGGTCGGGCGAACAAACTGGACCCGCATGACCGCTGTGTCAATACCGGGGTTCACAAATCGCAAAGTGGTCTTCCATCCGCCACCGGCGGCGATGTGCGGGACTTGCCGCTGGATCGCTGGTGGGAGTTGAGACAGCCGGGAGTCAGTGACTTCCAAATTCAGCGTGATCGTTTGCGACCAGTTCTGGACGCCATTGCCGGTATAGGTGAAGGTGATCGGAAGGAAAGGATACTTGCCCACGTCCAATGTGAGCGCGGCGGGATTGATCGCTAGTTCAATGTTTGCCGGGTAGTTCGGATAGATCAATGCGGCGGACGGGGTGACAGTGACGCCGGGCGGAAGAAGGTTTGCAAAAGAGTTGACCTGAACAAAAACAGATTGATTGTTCGTGCCGGGCGGCAATGCCACCGTGATCGGCCACGTCAATTTGGTGGCGCTGGCTTTATCGGCTACGGCATTGATTTCCTGTGGACTGATCGTGACAGGAGGCGGGGTCTGACCAAAAACACAAACAGAAGCAAAAAGCGAATAGAGAGTCAAAATGGTGTTACGCATGCATTAGGTATCTAGCAAAAGAAAAACGCCGGACCCGAAGGCCCGGCGTTCTTTTTTGAGGGTGAACAGGACTACTTGGTAGCGGCGACCGCGCCCGCCTTCTTGGTGGCGGATTCGATGCCAAGGTGCTTCTTGATGCGACGCACCAGCGTGGCTTCGCTGATCCCGCCTTCGAGGAAGGCCATGAAATCGACCAGAAGAGCGGAGGTCGGGTCTTCGTCGGACGGGTGGCTTTCGACGTAGTTGCGGGAGAACTTCTTCAGATCGGCCAGCGTGCGCTTGATCTTCGAGCCATCTTCGCCCGTCTTGGACCGGCGTTCGCGTTCGTGCTTCGCCAGCACCGCGCCGGTGATGCGCTTGAGCGTCGCCGGGTCAATCGTGCCCTCTTCGGCCATCGCTTCGTTTTCGGCCTGATTCTGAGCGTGTTCGGCGACGATGGCGTCCACCATCGTTTCGCGTTCGGATTCCGGCACCTTGACCAGCGTCTTGGCGGCGACTTCGAGGCTGATGACGCCCGCGTCCACCAACTCCTGAATGCGGGTGGAGAGTTCGGAGAGCTTCAGGTGGTGGTAGACGTACCACGGCTTCTTGCCGAAGACCGCCGCGATTTCGGCGTCCTTCATCTTGAAGGTGTCGCGGAGCACCATGATGATCTTCAGGCGATCCATCGGCGACAGTTCGATGCGGCCCACGTTTTCCGTGACGTTCGACAGGAACGCGGCCTTTTCGTTGATCGACTCCAGCTTCGCTTCGAGAAGGAACGGTTCGTCGCCCATCGCGTCGAGCTTGGCGATGGCCGCTTCCGACAGCTTCGAGCGGAAGGTCTTGTCGTGACGCTTTTCGTTGATGAGCAACGCGGCGGCGCGGCGGCGGAAGCCCGCGACCAGAACCGGGGCGTTTTCGTTGTCCTTGCGGACGATGACGTTCTGCTTCTGGCCTTCGGTCAAGAGGCTTTCGGCCATCTCTTCCACCGCCTTCGGCTTGATTCCGAATCGGCCCTGCAAGGAATGATCCGGCAACTTGATGAGCGACGGGTTCAGTGCGTAGCCCGTGCGCTTTCCGAATTCAACTGAGAACACTGACATATGAGTAGGTTAGCTCCTTTTGGATCAGATGGCATTGTTGCCACTCTGGTTAAGCCGGTGCTCTTTCGCTTGCGGCTCACATTGTCAGTATCGCGGTTTTCGTTCGTTTCGTCAAGACAAAAAAACCTTGGGTTACCGAGTTTGGAGTCTCGTTTAACCCAAGGTCGCTGACTTTTCAACAAGTTAGACAGGGAGAAATTTTTTTCTAGGTGCATTCAATCAGATGCCGACGAATGTCTTCCAACCGGGAATCGAAGGTTTCGTGCATGCTCTTCATCTGAACTTCAACGACAGTTTTGACGTTTTCGATCTTGTCTTCGATCTGTTCCAGCCGGGTGCGGAAGGTGTCTTCCCGAACGAACTTCGTTTCAACCATCGCCATGAGGGTGTCAGCAACGGTCGTTTTGAGGCTGACCAAACCAATGTTGACAGCGTTAAGGTCATGGATGACCTTTTCTTTCAACGCTTCGATCTCTTTGAGAGATTGAACGTTGTTTTCCAGAATGTCGTTCCGCACCTTCATATGCACGGCCCACGACAAAGAGCTGGTCAGGATGCCAATGATGCCAAATACGATAGCCACGGTAGCTTCGGAGATTCCAAGATTCACGATGTTGAGTCCTGTTCTAAAATCGCCAACTATCCGCTGGCATGACAGGTATTTATGAATTTTGGTCAGAAGGCTTCGACAAGATAGTAGGGAATCCCCTTCGCCTTCAGCAAGCTGATGGTGTTCTCCGTTCCGGGGCTATTTCCATCCCATACAATCACGGCGGCATCTGCCACCGCGACCATTTCCCGATTGCGGCGCATGCCCGCACTCTTGCCATATTTATCCCAATTGGCCGGGTACTCTTCGACGGGGACATTGTTGGCCTTCGCCCAATGGTAGGCCAACATGTCCACACCCCGCGCCATGCCGCAAATCAGGGTCGTGATTTCATACCCGGATTCACGGATGGCGCGTTCGATGATCGCCGGATCTGCAATTTCCCGACTACCGGCAACAAGGACTTTCACGCGGATGCCTCTTCCGTGGCCTTCAGGCGCTCCACAATCGCACGGCACGTCCGGGGCGAACGGATGAGCCGGGCGGCGATGTCGCACGACGTATAGCCGTTCTGATGCATTTCCATCGCGATCTGGATATCCGTGTCCGTGATCGGGCGGCGGGTGGAACTCTTGAACGACCGACCTTCACGCGGCGTCAGGATGATGTTGGACGGACGATTGTCGGTTCCGTCGTTGTTTTTGTGCCCGACGTAGTACTTCTTGCTGAAAGCCTGTGCGCCGAACTTCTCATACGCGGCCAGCCGGTGAACGTAGATCCACGTACCAGCCTCTTCCACATAGACCTTCCGGTACTGGTTCGGTTCCCGGCGATTGTGGGAATAGCTCTTCAACCGGGTCTTGTCTTCATCACGAACGACGACACCGTTGCGGTTGACTCGATAACCGGCCTTCCGCGCAACACGGATGGCCTTGTTGCTTTTGCTCATCATAGTTTTTCCTCAAGGCTTCAGAATTGCAACGACCATGTTCAACGCATCCTCAAGGTTGTTGGCCCTGAAATCGATCAGGTTCCGAATCATGGCGTGATCGTGCAATTCATCAAGGATCACCACACACGGTTTACGGAATGCGTCTGCCCACCCGAATTCAATACACGTTCCGATGCTGACACGGGACAGGCCGGGTGGAAAATTGAAAAGAACCACATCTGACCGCATGACATCCATGCGGTCGCGCGCGGTGATTGCATCGTCAGTGCTCAACGGGAATTCCTTATACCCGTCCGCCAAGAGCTTTCCGTCATTCAGGTAGCTCTTGGCGCGCATCGGGGACAAACCATCGATGCCATGATCGGCCAAGAAAACCTTGGCCTGATTTCTCCACTCCGTCGCTTCGGAGTAGTTCTGCCCGGCGATAGGACCGGCAAGATAGACGCGGGGTTTGCTCATTGCGCCATCACCTTCCGGTCAAAGATGCACCGATACAAGGCGTTCTGAAGGACGGTGATGTCGCCACCATTCTCGAACGTCGCGTCGAACGTCGTGTCCTTCCAGTCGGTTTCGCTGGCGTGAGTCGGAGTGTAGCCGTCATCGCGCCCGGTGACCAGCCAAACTTGCCCGCCCTCTTCGCGGATCATGGCGATTTCGTTCTGGAACCGAACGTCGGAGACAACCCATTTGCCGGTCTTGACCTTTTCCCGGACCCGATTGATCCAATAGTCCTTGTCCTGTGCCCGGCGGTATTCAGTGCCGTGCCATTGCAGCAACCGGCGCAATTCCACCTTCCGGCGGTTGATGATGTCTACTTTGTCGTAATCAGCGGTCGCGACATCCAAAGCAAAGGGCAAATTGATGCCCAATTCTTCCCGCACGCGCACCTGATATTCTTCGGTGGGATTAGTAATTGAGTCGTATGCTTCGATTTTCAAAGCGTCAGCAAACGCCAATTTTTGATAACCGAGAAACGACAAGAGAAAACTTGCTGTATCTTTCCCGGCACCAGCCGCTCCACAGAAACCAATCAGGCGCGGCGCGTTGTCGAGATTGAGTTGATTGACGATTTGGCTGATGCCGTTGCCCAATGTTTCATGAGCAAGAGCCGGGCCTAAGTGTCGAATGAGTCGGGTTACTAGTTCTTGTGCCATCCTTTCTGTCGCCTCTGTGATGTAGTGGCGGAAGTGCGACGTTCCGCCACCGTGTTAATCGTGTTCTTCATACTTCTTGACTTCGATATCTCCGTTCCGATGAACCACGATTTCCACATGGTCACCAAACATCAACTCTAGGTTACTATCACCGACAGCGATGAGAATTTTGCTAACCATGTCTGCTAATTCAGCGGCGCGGCGGTTCTCATCATCGCTCATTTCTTCAACTTCGATCATGTCGAAGTCGTCATCGTAGACATTGCTGCCATTGATGTAGATCGTGTCGGGATCGGTGCTGGCCGCGAAGACACACGGCGCACCATCGTTCCAATGCGGAGTCCACTGACGCCATCCAAAGGAATCGAGGTCTTCGTTCTCTTTGAACAGATCAGCGATCAAATCGGCAAAGACACCCTTCGCCGCTTCCTGAATCTGATGCCGGATGTGATCCAACTGCTGATTCAATTCCCTGATTTTTTCGGTGTTGATTGACATTGATATTGCCCAACGTTCGTACTTACCGTTCACATGATCGGGATAATACTTGACGATTGATCGGGTTGTGATGCTCCGAACCGGGATGACATCATGTCGGAATAGTGCAAGATGTGCGCTTCCGGCGTGACCGGCTCAATCGCTGTCTGCCACTCCAACCGGCCATGATGAGCAAGCATCGCGTGTTCGATACGCATGCGAATCGAACCGGGCACGTCGTCTTCACTCAATCCGACTACGCTGGCATAGAACATCGCATGACTCCCGGCTAAGTGCCGGACCAACTTGCGATACTCCGTCTTGATGATCGTCCCCAATGGGGAGATTTCATAGTCGTGGATCTTCATGAAGTCGTGCAAGATCGCGGCGGTCGCCAGCACATCAAACGACACCTGTTCGAACTGTGTTGCCATGTTCAGCGCGATGGCAGTCACTTCAGCGGTATGGACCATCAGACCGCCTTCGAATGCATGGTGCTTGTCAGCGGAACCTACGCCCGCCTGAAAGCGCGGATCGCAGATGGCACCATAGGTGATGTTACGCAAATGACGATTCTTGATCTGATGGGCGGTATGGTCAAGATACCGGAAAGCGATTTCAGTTAGCGGCGTTGGCGTCATTGTTGTCCACCTTGAGGTTTTCGAAATCAAACCCGAAGTCAGTATTGAAGCGTTCGGTGTAGTAACGAACAACTGTCTCTTCAAGCATGGCGCGGTAGTCACGCCGGTCTTTCACGAACGTGCTGGCCGTTCCGTCTTCACTTGAAATGATGATGACGATTTGATCGATGGCTTCGCCGGTGCGCTCTTCCCACATGTAGGAGTAGGCAGTCGCTTGCATGAAGTAGTCGAGAATCCAATCCTCTTGCTTCGTGTGCAATGCGCTTTTGAAGTCAATGATCGACGGCACACCATTGTAGTCCGCCACACAATCGCACGTCCCGGCCACCATAAGTTCGTCGGACCACAGAGCAATTTCTTGGGCGCGCACATTGTCGATCCGGTTCAAGATGTGCCGGATGCGATTGAACAACATGTTCGCGGTCTGATTTTCGGACTTGGGAACTTCGTTCAGAAGATACCGTTCGACCATGTAGTGCAATTCGGTACCGCGTCCGGCGGCGGCTTTTGCAATACGGGCGGCTTCTTCTTCACCGACACGGGCACGCCATTCTTTGATCGCGTCTTCTTTGACGATCCCGACGACGGTTGTGACGGATGGGTAGAAATCCCCGGACGGGACTTTATATGCTCGTTTTCCGTTAGGAAGCGTGGTCCTTCCTAGCCGGGGCAACGACACAGCGGGTGGTGTTTGCGTGAATGTCTTTGAAAGAAGCATGGCGGCTGAATTAGTACTCAGCCGCCAGATTAGCATCCGAAATGTAGGGTCAAAAATGGGAAGCTACACGGCTTCCGCTGGTGCCTCTTGTTCTGGCGTGATGCCCAATTCAGCCAAAATGAACTCCCGGCAGATACCGGATCGAACAATGTCTTCCGGCAGGAATTCGACAATTCGCATTGACTCCATTCGGTCGATCACGTTTTCAAACTGAGCCATGCCGCTGGTGTCGTACTTGTTGCGGTACAGATCGTCTTGCTTGGTGTCACCACAGAAGATCACCCGCGAATCGTCCCCAAGGCGGGTGATGACTGTCGCCAGTTCTTCGTAGTTCATATTTTGCACTTCGTCTACGATGACGATGCAATTTTCCAGTGTCATACCGCGCAAGTAGCTGGTCGAAATCACTTCGACGTAACCACGTTGGATCGCAATTTCCCATGCGTTGCCCCGGTCGCAAATCTTTCCCAAGATCCCGCGATAGGGAGATTCATAGGCTTCCAACTTCTCTTTCAACTTACCGGGCAAGAATCCCATATCCCGTGACGGGACAGCCGAACGGACGATGTAAATTCGTTGATACTTCGAATTTGGCATCATCACGTCGCGCAAAGCTAGATAGATGGCACAGAACGTTTTGCCTGTTCCGGCGCAACCATTCAGGAAGAGGTTGTATCCTTCCCGATAGTCATCAAACATGTCTCTTTGCGCATCATTCAGCGGGACAATCTTCTTCGGTCGAAGCTGAAATGATGACTGCTGTTCAGTCGGTTGCCGCTTTTTCTTTGACATTGGTTTGGTTCCAGTCTCCTTAGCGACAACCTTGGGTTTACGTTGATGATTGTGGTTGCCGCTCACACCACTCCTGTTCTCCCGTATTTGCTGGTATTCCTTGCCATAGGGCTAACCGGGTGCTGTTTCTTGATGCGGTCCATCACTTCCGTGAAGCCGCCGTCAGGCCGGGTAATTCCAAGGCGAATCGGATCACCTAACGCAAACATGGATACTTGTTGTTTGACGGTGTTCTCTTTGCCGCAAGCGGGGCACGGTTGGGTTTCCGGCTCCGTGTGGCGATCCATTGAAAGGCGGCGCTCGAAGGCTTCGGTACAGGCAGTGCAAGAGTATTCGTAGGTGGGCATAGTGTCTCCGCAACTATCTAGCGGTTGTCCTCTACGAATTCTTGGAATGATTTGACTGGACGGTGGAAGGCGGCTTCAAACGCGGCGGGGGTGTCGCCCGGACGATAGTACGTCTCACCCTGATATTCGACCGGGTGAGAGCCACGGAGTCCCATCTGCATCGCTGCCCAATCCGCTTCGTTGCGGATGCGATACAGGCTCAGACTTCCTATCACGATCCCTTCACGGAATCGCTTGTACAAATGAGGACGACCCATTCGCGAAGTATTTATCGGAATGGGTCGTTTTCGAAAAACGAGTTGTGGGTTCTACGCAGCGACGGAGGCGAAATCGTTTTGGAACATGTCAATCCACTGGTCCAACACTTCGTCAGAAACGTTCGCTACCCACACATGATCGGTGATAGCGGTACTGATCTCTTGAATCGCCAAGGCCAGTTTCATGATCCCCGGAAAATCATTCCGCTCAAGCGCGGTCTTGATGCCTTGCTTCTTCGTGTTGATCGTTTGTAAGAAGACGTTCTGATCGTCTTCCTTCTCATAGAACGGGCGGAACTTCACCACCCGGCTGTCCAAAAGCTGTGAGAGAACAGGATGATCGCCGGGAAGACGAAGATACCCGTTCACCTTGAGCGCAGTCAAAATGTCCGCGCATTCTTGTCCCGATATCGTGTGCTCCATACTTTTCACGGTACTGGAACACACGAATCATTTCAATGGGATGAAAACCTTAGTACCCCTTAGTCTTCCGTGAACTTGTCAAACAGGCTCACAGTCTTCGGCGGCAACGGGTTGCACGTATCGTCGAACTGTTCCTTCCATGTCGTGAAGTCACCAAGCGCGGCCTGTTCCAATCGATACTTCGCCATTTCGTAGTACTTCTGGCTCTTTTCGATTCCCACGAAATCGACACCATGCTTGATGCATGCGATCCCCGTGGTGCCCGATCCCATAAACGGGTCCAGCACTCTTTGTGCCGGGGCGGTCTGCAAAATGCGATCTGGCAACTCAATGGGAAACGCCGCCGGGTGCGGGTTTCTCCGCTCCACAACAAACTCCCACACGTCACCCATGCCAGACGCGCCTTTGCTCTTCAACCGGAAACCGGGCTTCGCAAAGATCATGATCCATTCCGTCCACGGCTGGTAGAACGTCGGACTGAAATTGATCCCGCCCGACTTCCGCCAGATCACGATCTGACGCAAAGGAAGACCGGGATTCAGTTCCAACGGCATTTCATAGATCCCGGCTTGCACACGGGGCTTGTGGTTGTAATAGATGGCTCCGGTGGGCTTCAGAAGCCTGTAGGCTTCGCTCAGGACGGCTTTCTGCCACTCCACATACACCGGACGCGGTAAAGCGTCTTCAGTGCCGTCGTAGGCGTCAGCAATCGCCGGTCCTTTCCACAGGGAACTTTCCCATACGTTCTTCGAGAATCCGCCGCCGGTCGTGTTGTGGATGTTGTAGGGCGGACTGGTGATGACAAGATCGAACGATTCGTCCGGTATCGTCTTCATCACGTCTAGGCAATCGCCGCGATGAAGCTCAAACATCTTCCTTTCTGCCCCACTTGGCTTCCCACTCCGCGTGGGCTTCTTCTTCGGCCTTCACATCCTCTTCGGTGGCGTCCCGAAGCTGGCGCACGCGAACTTCGGTGATCCCACATCCACCACCTTCGAAGTCACTCTCTTCGACGACGCGCACTTCCTGTACTTCGACTTCAGCGATGTCCGACAGACCATTGACACACTTGCGGTTTGCCCGCAAATCATGAATCGATGGATAGACGTGGTTGCCACCCATCGCGCCGCCTAGCTCACATTCAAAGTCTACTTTGCACATGAATCCGGTGCGCACAGGACGGGTGTCCTGATCGTCGGGAACGATCAATCCGGCATGTCGAAGGGTTTCAAAAAAATCGCGGCGGATGCGTTCCGCCGCGTCATCTGGTTCATCTTCGTGTTTTGCGATGAGCCAGTCAATGTATTCGGTTCGCGTCATAAAACTCACGGGACTGTTTAGTCCCACGGTCCAATGTTCGCACCGAATGGTGGAGAGAAAAACCGACTAACAAACTCGTTTCGCGCGCTGTTCGAACTCTTCCGGCGGGGTTGCTACCCACTCCCGGCATTCCTTCACATGCGCCTTGATGATGTCCTTGATCTTCTTCCGAAGGCCCTTTGGCTCCGGGAACTCAATGGCGCAATAGATGGCCGGTCCAAAATGGCCGTCATAGTTGATGTCGTAGACACCACCAAGATCGTCCAGCTTCGTCACTAAGGCCACAGGCACGGCATTGCGACCAGCTTCCGCACGAAGGATCGCCAACATGTCCTCTTCTGCAATTTCGATGGACATGTTGCGGGATGCGACGGTGAACTTAGGCATCGACCGGTTCCGCCTTCGGCTTCGGGTTCGGGTGCTTGGCGACTTCGGGATAGTTCGCCGGGTCCGGCAACACCATGAACGCGGGGCACTTCCATTCGCGAACCACTTCACCGGCCTTCGGGCCAAGCTGAGCGGTGTAGCGGACCAGCGCGGGAATCGTGATCCCGAACTGATACCCGACCGCTTCATTGATGAAGCCGGGCATCGTGCTGACCACGTTGCACATCACGTGGCGTTCAATGTCTTTCGGCAACTTGTCGGCACCGTAGACCGCCGGGGCAAGATTGGTGCCCCGACCGTAAATCTCTTCAACTTTGTACTTGCAAGTTCTGCTACGTCCCATTTGTTTTCTCTCTCCTGATCCAATCTTCGCACAATGGGACTTATATGTCAAGCACTCTTTTCAATTTCTTCGAAGACGGAATCGGGTACCCGTTCAAAGAAGAAGACGCCGGGACCGCAATCGTGTTGGATCACGATCATCCCGGCGTCTTCCATTATTTTGCGCATGTCGTCCGGCCCACGGATGACTTCTGGTTCAGGCGCTTCCTTCTTCCGTGTCAGGCATTGGCGCATCTTCCGTAGGATTTCCCGCATGTGGAATGATAACACGGGTTTTCCGGGCACCAAGCAACCTTTCGAGCACTTCAGTTGACGCGGCCAGCACAGCCGACCGAATGGACGTTGTACGACCATTCCGCGTCTGGAACAGCGCCGCCGAATATCGAGTCTTCAACGCTTCGACCGCGAAGTCCTTTTGGATTTCGATGTGTTGAATTTTGGCATACGCCTCTTCCAACTCTGCGACCAGTTCATCCAATGCGGAATTCAGTTCATCGTACTGCTGTTGGTACTCCGGGAAGTAGCTGAGCACTTCGCTGGTTTCACCCAAACGAATCAGATCAATGATCCGCCGCTGGCCGAATCCATCCTTGGCATGGTGAACCAAGACGTAGGCCGGGGATTTGATCTTCACCCGGCGGTACTGTCCATCCACCACGACAAAACCTTCGCCCGACTCCGGGGTCAACTTTTGCGCCGCCGCGATCACATCGTCCAGACTGTTCAACGGATAGTGAGCAACCGGCACCGGCAAGTATTCGCATGCCCACTCATGTGCCGATTGTTCGACCAAAGTTTCATTGTTCCGCGCGCCAAGGAAAATGAGATTCGGTTCTCCGTAGTTGCACACTACCCGATTGTACGGGGACACCAGTTCAAACATATACGTGAACAGAGGATGCATGTACCCGGTGGAGAAACCGCGATCCTTCCAGACCCGCCAGAACAACTCAGAGAACGTGAACGGATGCACGTCCACCTGACCGCCCGCGTTCGGGCTTCCCTTGGTGCTGACGTTCCATTGACCGTTGTAGTACCAGACAATCATCAACGATCCGTCTACCTTCTCTTGCACGACGGCTGTAGACCAGTCAATCGCATCGGCCCACGATTCGCCGTGATTGGCAAAACGGAAGAACGGCGCGGCGACGACTTTCCAATCGTCATTCTGGTCAAGGATCAACCCGCGCGCTTCCCGGACCATCGGATCACTTGGTTTGGCTTCAAGTTGATCGTAGCTGAAATGCCAAAGGCCCGGATATTCCGGGTGCTCTTTGGCACGGATGCCACGTGCCGACAGTGATTCCGTCGTCTCTTCGCCTGTTCGCAGGGCACGCTGAAGTTCTAGCATGCCAGACATTTAGAGCGCGCCAGTTGACGCGAAACGAGATTTCTGACATACTAATCAGGTATGCGACAAACACAAGCAATACCAGAATCCACACTAGTGCTTCTCTTCGTCATAGCGTTCTTTTTCGTGGGGTGGTTCCTCATCCGGCACATCGGCCACGTCGAACGCAATGTGCGTCGCCGGATGCTCCAGAACTTCATCTACCGGCTGTATGAGTATCAACGGTGGATCGCGGCTATCGTCCGGGGTGCGGACGCTTTCGTCGATTCCTACTACACGGTGATGGAGCGAACGAAGATCGCGCCGGTCAATGAACGGAAATTTGCTCCGCTTCGCATCGAAGAGCCGAAACCGGAACCCATGCCGGAACCCGCTCCTGTCGCTGTCATTCGTGGGTGGAACTGGAGGAAGTTGCGCCGGGAAGAACAACCGGAACAAGCTGCCAGCGCATAACGGATTTTCGCACTCTTGCCCGGTCGCTTAGAATTGGGGAATGAAGGATTCTCTAGGCGACCGGATGAAAGGGAAGTACGAAGACCCTTTTCGTCAAGTACTTCCCCAACGGACTAACCTCATCGTTCGCATCGACGGACGGGCTTTTCACACTTTCACGAAGCCTTTCAAACGTCCCTACGACGAAACGATTCATGATGCCATGACCTTCGCTACCCGGATGGTGGCCGAAGAGATCGGCGGTTGCAAGTTCGCCTATACACAGAGCGACGAAGCCAGCTTCCTTGCGACCGACTACGACACCCACGAAACACAAATGTGGTTCGGTGGGAACAAGTCCAAGATCGAAACTATCGCGGCTTCCGCCTTCACCGCGTATTTCAACTACTCCATGATGAAGATTTCCCCGAATCTCATGGGGCAGTTCGACGCCCGCGCCTTCATCATCCCGGCACAACACGAAGTCGTCAACTACTTCATCTGGCGGCAACAGGACGCGATCCGCAACAGTGTTTCGATGCTGGCCCGCCACCACTTCAGCGCCAAACGTCTCCACAAGGTTTCGTCGAAAGACGCCATCGAACTCTTGCGCAAAGAGAAGAAAGTCAAATGGGAAGAGACGCCAGCATGGTTCCGCCGGGGAACCGCTGTCTATAAGAAAGCACCGGGTCGCATCAAAGTCGCAAACTGGTATACTGACAAGGACATCCCGGAGTTCGTCCGGGATCAGAAATTCGTAGGTCGGTTCATGCCGACTGAATGAAAGGCGGAACGACCGTGCTCATCTGGATCGGTATTGGATCATTTTTGATTGGGTTGATCGTTGGTTCGGCCATCTCTTTCCTGTTCTGGCGCAAGTCCTTCGATACCAAACTGAACGCATTGTCGAAACGATTTCGCCGCGACTAAATGTCAGCGTGCAAAGAATTGACAGACGCATCAAAGGAACCCCCATCAACGAACTGTATGCTCCGTATCGGAACGCATACGATCTTCTTGAGCCGATCAAGGAAAGCAGTCTTCGCCCTACCGGTGTCTACGACGCCATCATCGCCGATGGTGGCGTCACCAAGAACGGACGCCGATACAGCCGCAAGGACTTCCTGAACGCCCAACGCCTGTACTTCTCTAACCAACCCGTCATCGAAGCCGCACATGACCCACTTGGCGTTTGCCTTGCCGATGAATTCTACCCGGACGGCACCTTGCGGCTGGATCGCATGATCGGTCAAGTCATCGACATGAAAGTCGTAGACGCGGACAACAGTTGGTATGTGACCATTCGCTTCGCGATCCACGATATGTCCACGCGCGCGAATCCTTGGTACGAAACCATGCAGCCGATCTTCACGAAGCTCCACGGGCACTACAAGGCAGTCCCTAGTGGTATTGTGCCTGATAGCTCCGGGGCCATCGTAAACGAGAATGGTGTGGAAGTGGTGACCGGCTTCATGTTGCGGTCTATCATTCTGTCGTGCAATTCAGCCTTCGAAAAGGCTAATGCAGTCCAGCCGGTCTTCATGGATGGTGGAAGGATGTCCGCCGCGCCCGCAACATCATCCCGTCCGCCGTTACCTCAACGGCAAGCGGCACCACAGCGCGGGTCTATCTTCGACCGGCGTCCAATCTAATAGGTGACGGTCGTAGTCAACACAGCGGCGGCTATCCAGTATATCGCCCGGCGAATGTCGCCAGTCGAGTAGTACCAAACAGCCGCCGCTAGACTCAATCCGATCTGGATTGTTGGGAAAAGTTTCGGTGTGAAAATGATGTCGCGCCAGTTCATTAGACTGCGATTTTCTTACTCATCGCATTCATAATTTTATCGTAACTGGTGAAGGCATCAATTTCCTTTTCTGTCGCCGGGCGGACGTTCACTTGACCATCCACCTTTTGCACCGTGAAAATGCCACGCGGGTCCTTGAGTTCCACGACCACCGATTGACGGTCGGCTAGAAGGCGGCGAAGAGCCGCCAACATGATTCGCCCCGTCGCACCTTGATCCAACGCAACGGAAGGGCCACTGTTTGCACTCATTGTCTGTTCTCCTGTTTACCCAAATTTGGGGTCACCAGTATACTTATACCCGCTATTCGACGATCAGGCTCATCAACGCCATCGCCGCCCGCGTCGTACCGGCCCGCGAAGAAACATAGAAACCATACTGGCTCCGGGAACTCAAGAAGTCGCTGTTGACAACGCTGTTGACATCGTGCCAATGCACGCCGTTCATAGAGATACGGAAGATCCGATCCGCACCGTCGTCTTGGATCTGGAACCAAACCGGCTGAGCGACCAGTCCATACGAAGTCGTGAAGTACGTGGAATCAACCGTCGTTTCATTGGTCCATTTGGTACCGACCGCGCGCAACCACGTGCTTGAACCAAACGACGCACCGTAGGTCACGATCTTGCTGTCTGTGCTGTTCCGAAGGAAGATGCCACACTCTGCCGGGGTGGAACCATTGAGATACGGATAGAAGGCCGCTGTGATCTTCCACGGGGCCGCGCTGAGAGACGCTTGCATCAGTCGAAGGTTCTCTGATGCTTCCGCCGCCACGGTGTCAATAAACACACCACCAAGCGAACTGGATGATACCGCTGATCCGCCTTGGTTGATCCATGAGAAGGAACCAAAGTTCGGCGTCTCAAACTTCACCAGCGGACCAAACGCTTCATAGACCGAACCCGTCGAACGGCGCAAACCGAAACCGGTACCCGGCAATACCACACGACCAGTATTGCCAGTCGCCGGGGCCGGTGCGCTAGCATACGCCGGGGCGGTAACCGGGTGATCCCACGACCGGCCCGTCGATCCATCTGTGGATAGGAACTTACCAGCATTGCCCGTCGCTGTCGGCAGAAGAGCCGTCACGTCAATCGCAACGCTGGACGCGGAAGTGATGATGCCCTTCGAAGACACCTGTACCTGTGCGACCGTCGTGCCGCTGCCATACGTGGCACCAGTGACGCCAGAATCGTTCAGATCCACCGTCGTCTGGTCATTGCCGGAATCGTCCGTCAGAGAGAACCCGGAAGAGAAATTGATCCGGGAACGCTGAGTGAAGGGTGTACCGGCCCGGCGCAACGTCTGATAGTGGATATCAGTGATGTTGGCGATGGTATGTGTATGTCCTTCCTTGGACATGGCGAACCCGCCCACTGTCGAATTGTCGTGGAGCACCAAAGTCCACTTTGTCGTGTCAACAGTGATTTCGCCCGCCGCGCCAGTGAAGGCGCTGTGGTTCGCAGTCGTCCCGCGCCGAAATTGAATCGTGATGCCAGCCATGTCTTATCGCTCCGTAGGACCGCCCGCGCCCGCGATTGGAGCACGCCGGATCATGAATGCGATGGAGTCGTCCAGATCCCACACGCCGGGATGCCCGACAACGAAAGACTGCAACACGCCATTGATTTGATTCTCAAGAGCGTCGCGTTCCTTGATCCACCGGCGCAAAAGAGTCTGCACAGCCGGTTGAATCGGAATCTGGTTGCCTTGTTCGAGTTGGATTTCGGAAGGGGAGTCTTGGTCAACGAAAATAGGTTCCATCAGTTCAATTTAGACACCATCGAAATGGCATCTTTGTCGAACTGAAGGAACCTACGCGACCGGTTCGACCGGCATCAGAGAGGGTTCGTTGAGCTTGGCCTTGCACAACAGGCAATTGTGTTCACTTGCCTGAACTTCGGTGAGCGTGCGCCGATATCGGTCCAGCGTCACCGGTTCCTTTTTGTGGTTCAGAAACTTCGCAAGGAAACAGGCAAAGTGGGCGAACCCACGTTTGCTCAGTGTGCCGGGACCGCCCAATTCGTAAACCACATGGTAGCTCATGACTCCATCATACCGGAGCACGACCTATATGTCAACCCCCATTTTGGCTGTTGGTGTCGAACTTGATGCCGATGAGAACTTCGATGCTTTCAATCTTGTGCTTGATGGTTTGAAGCTGTGTCGCCAAGGACTCAGCATCCATCTTCGTCCACATTCGACGTAACAGCCGAAACTGTTTGTCAATGTCGGTGAATAGTTGATCTGCGACTACTCGATTTTCTTCAACGATGTTCAGAAACTTGTTGTGGTCAAGCGGCATTAGCATCAATCCTCAAATGCTTCCTCAGAATGTAGCGGGCCAGATCCCGGATCGCTTGCTTGTCAGGTTCGTCCGGGAGAGAACTAGCCGCCGCTGCCTCTTTAGATGCTTCCAAGAGCCGCAAGATTTCGGCGCGGCCTTGTTCATATGTCCACGCGCCTTCGCGAATGGCCTTCAGTTCCTCAGCATCAATGCCGCGCCGGTCAACCAACAGCGCCGCCCCGTTGCATGAGAAGAACTCCCCGATCATACGCGCAAGGCGGACGGCATGATACATGTACTTCGTATCGAACCCGAACTTGTCGCGGATGGCTTTGCGCTTGGCACCCATCCGGCCCGTCGCCGGGTTGTCAACTCCCATCTTCTCAAGCTGACGGAAAGCATATCCAGCGAAGCTGTCAATGGCCCTCTTCGAGTTGAAAAGATGACGGTTGTCAATGAGTACCTGACCCAACGGGTCAACATACTCATAGTTGCTCACCCACAAAAGCGGGATCACATTCGGATTGAAATTCTGGCAAAGCCGCATGAATTTGGTGAGTTCATACGACGTTTCTTCGGACAGCAAATTGCCATCCTCATCCTTCTCTTTTTTCTCCATCGTGCCTTGCGATCCGAACCAGTCGAGTGACAGGTACACTTGATCGGACGCGGCGACGACTTCCATGAAATCTGTGTCAGATTCCGGCGTCGATGTGCCATAGGCATGGCTTCCGACTTGCGCTCTGAGTAGGGTCTTTTCTGGAATTAGCGGTGGAACTTGCATGGGAATATCGGAACAGGTCCGTATAAACAATCATCACATGGCAAAGAAAACGCAACTTTCCTTTTTCAAGGTCAATCCCAACGCCGAACCGCCCGCCTACGGCACGCAGGATTCCGCATGCTTCGATTTCAAGGCTTGCCTCATCGGGGAACGAGTTCGAGGATTCGACCGCAACAACAAAGAGTTCGTCACGCCGCTGAGCGACAAGATCGTCATCAATCCCGGTGAACGTGTTCTTGTTCCCACCGGCCTGATTCTTGACATCCCCGAAGGATATTCCGTCCGGCTCCATGCCCGCTCCGGTTTGAGCCTGAAGCAAGGTCTGGTGTTAGCGAATGCTGAAGGTGTCATCGACAGCGACTATGTTGATCCCACCTACATCATGATGTCCAATATCTCCACTGTCATGGCAACCATCAAACACGGCGACCGCATCGCCCAAGGTGAACTGGTCCCTGTGTACCCGGCTGACTTCAAAGAACTCAAGCAAGCACCCGGCAAGAAAACGGATCGTCAAGGCGGTCTTGGATCAACAGGAGTGAAGTAGATGAAGACCTTGAAGCGCGGCGCGACAAGACAAGAAGTCTTTGCAGCCATCGATTCCGAACGCGAATATCAAACGAAGCTGAAACGGAACAAAGTCAAACGGCAAACACAGATGGAACACCTTGCCATCATTCGCCGGATTTGTCGCGATTTGGAAGATGCATGGTATGACACTGCCGGTCAACCGCCATTAGACTACATGCGGAAAATCGCAGGAGTGGCTGTGCGCTGTATGGAAGAACATGGCGCTCCACACCGGCAACTTGACATATAAGTCATTTCGTGCTATAATGAGAAATGCGCCATCTCATACAGCCCAATTCTAGGACGTGCGGGCAAACATGCGTTGCGATGGCGGCTGGTATTGACATAGAAGCCGCCATCAAGCTGTTTGGACACAAGCACGGCACCAGCACACGAAGCATGGTTCGTGTGTTGCGTCACCTTGGCTTCAAACCGGCACCATGTCTTCAGCGAATCACTCCCGACCGGCCCGCGCCGAAACGATGCATCTGCAAAATGCGTTTCCGTCGCCGGGATGGTCGCGGGTGGCGATCCGGCTGGCATTGGGTCCTGATATGGGACGGCAAGCTATACGACCCGCTTTGGTCCTGACTTCCAGCACAAAGTACAGTTCCAACTATCCTCATTCTTGGATTTGACCTGTCGTACAATAGAACCATGAAACGCAATTGGGTCCGGGGCGTACAAATCATCTTCCGGGAAAAGACCCTAGCTCAACAGCTTCTTCTTTTCCTCTTCGGGTACTTCATGTATTGTGTTGCCGAACACATCAGCCAACCTTTCGCAATCATCATGACCATCGGCCTTTTCGGGTTCATCTTCCCGTGGTTCTTCGGGATTGTAGACGATCTGGAAAGGTCATAACCCAATGAACTGGAACACCACAAACCTGTGGAAAGCCACCTTCGCGACCATCGGCATTGGTATCTTCCTGAACGCAATGCATTGGCCGAAAATCGGTGAGTTCATCGGCATCGTCGGTGGGATCGCGTTCATCATCATGTGTTGCGCCCGGTTCGAAGACGTGCAAAAATTTTTGGACAAAAACGGCAGATAGCGTCTATATACCTTTTGGATGCCGCATGGCGGGTCCATAGGAGATAGATCATGTTCAATAGCTTAGTGACGTTCCCTGCCTCTTCTTCTCAGTGGGGCACCTTCCAGAAAGAAATCTTCGACGCCTTCCGGGACTTCGGTTTCGAGATCATCGGCGGCGATCAGAAGTTCCCGATCTACAACTGTCGGTACAACGAAGCCAAGGAACTCATCCTTGACTTGGCCGTCGCCGGGTACAGCAAAGAACGCTTGTCCGTCGAACTGGTAGATCGCGACACGTTGGTGGTCAAGGGAGAAGGTGACGCCAAAATCTCTTCCGACTTCTTCACCATTCGCAACATCAGCAACAAGAGCTTCACCAAGAGCTTCCGTCTCTCCCGCGAAGTGGACATCAAGTCCGTCACGCTGGAAAACGGCATTCTCAGTGTGACGATGAGTGTGCTTGGTGAAAAATATAATCGGAAGGTGTTCAAGCCCGAATAACCCCGCGCGGGCGTGCTCACGCGGGTGCGCCCGCGCAACCCATAAATACGTTCGATGCTCAGCTTTCAATCTTTTCTAGCCGAAGTGTCGAACGCGGAAGCGACCGTCATCAATCTTCTTCGTCTGGCAGATCGCCCCGGAACCCCACACGAAGGGGAAATCGCCTTGGCGCAAGCCAAGAAGCTGGCCGCTTGCGCGCCAAGATGAACGACCAACCGGCACGCCCGTCGTCTTCCAGTGGCGGCTACGATCCGCGCAAGAGTGAAGGCGAAGAAGCTGTCTTCGCTATGTGGGAAGCATCCATCCGCGATGCCGACGACCATCACCACGGCTTCCAGTTCGTCAAAGAAGCCCGTCAAGGTTCGGACAAATACCGGATCTACAAGAGTTCCAAGTACCCCGAATTCGAACTTCGCATCTTCCTCTATCACTTCGAACTGTGGAAGAAAGACGTGGAGATCGCCGCCGGAACCGGCAGTGGCCGTTTCGGTCCTTTCCGATTGGTCCTCATCATGATGGACTACATCAAACGGATCACGGCATGGGTCGAACAAGTCCGGGACATCGCAGAGAAGGCCGGGTACGTCGTCTTCAAGGAACCCGCCGGGCACAACGGACTTCCTTCCGGCCTTTGGGTTTCTCTTCAGCTTCGTTGAAGTCTTGAAACGATTTCATCACTCATCCTTCGGTTCGTTGAATTTGGCCTTGAACTGGTTCAACGCTTTGAGAAGTTCTTCGGCGGTGTGGCCGTCCTTCAGCGTCAATGTGCTGGCACTTCCCATGCCCATGTTCCAATGCTTCTGAAGCGACCAGCGGCCCGTTTTCGGGTCCACCACGGCGAAGTACTTGCCTCCCTTACTGCTGAAGTATTCCTTCGTCGGGTCGGGACGATCCACCACTTTATCATTCGGACGGAATTCAAACTGGCTCAGCATATTGACGATCTTGTCGAAGCCCATCTCAGCCTTTTTCATCAAGACCGACAAAGACCGCTCAAGCGATTCCGAATCCTTACCGTGGGATTTGTCACCCAACAACGCCTTGATGTCGTGAGCGGGCCGCATACCGCCGCCAGCGCTATCTTTACGGACAAACTCAGCCGTAATCATCCACCAGACTTCATCATCCTTTTTCATTGCGCCGCGCATCTTGTTCGGGCCGAATGTAACGCGGAGCATTTCCACGGTGTTCGACCAGATGTGCTGATTGCCTTGCTTGTCGAAAGGACGGAATCCGAAACTGGTCAGAACCTTGACCATCTTGTTGATTTCGTCGTGAACCGAGAACGCGGCTTCACCACTCTTACGCTTGGTGGTCACCCACTTCTCAAAGGCTTGGGGTCCCTTGTTCTTCTGGTCGAAGCGCTTGGTGTCCAGTTTCCACTTGTTCGAAACGCTGCCACCCTGACGGGTTTCGTGCCACCATGCGCCATCCGGCCCGACGATCAGCCGGTAGGGGTCACTGACCATTTCCCGGTACGACTCACCGGTGCTGGCGGGCTTGAGGACGTATCCGTGCTTCTCAGCTACCCGGACAACCGCTTCAGCTTCAGGTGTCAGCTTTTGAGCGTTGTTGTATGCTTTCTGTTCCTTCTCCCGTTGTTCGGCGTCCCGCTTGACCTTCAAGCCCTTCCAATCCACGGAACGAAGCGCACCGATCAGGTCTTGAGCGTTTGTGCTCTTCGCCAGCACGTCATCCTTCGAATAGCCGCCGGGACGACCGGTCGGGTCCGCATGAACCAGATACCACATGATCGGGCGTTCCTTCTCACCTTGGATCGGGAGCACCACCAAAACAAACGTACCGTCATGTGAGACACCCCACACAACGACTTCCGACCCGAACTGAGCATAGGTGGTGCCGGAACGCATCCGGTCACCCTTCCCGTTATGCCGCGCGCCGGGCACGTGGCTCATGATGGTATTGATTTCGACGAACAGCCGGTCAGCGGGATGAGTGGATGATGAATTCGACGGTGCCCGGCGAACACTCTGTTGTTTCATCATCGAACGGGCAACTTCAAGATCGATGTTGCTCTTCTTCGCAAGGGCGGTGGCTTGTGCCAAAGCAACTTCGCCTTCGTGGCACCCGAAACTTGCGCCGAACGAAATTTCCGTATCCCCGGTCAAACTTTCCAAGGTAGACAGTCGCGTAGGGATCGGTCGGTAGTGCAAAGGCCGGGATCGCCGCGACGATTGGCAGAGCGAACATTTGCCGTCGTGTCATATTTCTACTTAGGTAAACGTTTCCACCCGGCTTAACGTACCGGGTGATGAGGACTGCCACCGCGCGTTAGGCAATCCAACGTCGGACTGTTAATGGAATGTCCGCGCACCGATTGATCGATCACTCAATCAACCATCTGAAATCAGTCTATCATGCAAAGGGAAGACTGAAAAACAAAAAGGCCGGACCCGAAGGCCCGGCCAGTTTGGTTCCCCGCCTGATTAGGCGGTAGTGGCTTCCGTTTCGTCTTCCGATCCCGCCCGGCGGCTGGTGCCACCGCGCATGAAATCGGCCAACAGAACCGGCACGTTGGCGTCGAAACCAACGAAGTCCATCATACCCATATCCTTCGGATCGGCGATGGAGAACGGCGTCGCAGCCGTGGCGATGACCGCCAGCTTCGCGTTCGGCTTGTTCCGTTCCTTGCGGTACTTCACAAGCGCTTGCGACGGCTGGATGTTTCCGGCCCAAGTTTCGCTGTCCGTGATTACCGTGAAACAATCGACGTTCAACTTGTTCTGGATGCCATAGATCATCGGCAAGGAGCAATTCGTACCGCCGCCAAGATTACGATTCGCCTTCTTCGTTGCCGTTTCCAGCGTATCCTTGGCAGTGATCTTGAGATCGACGAATTGCGTGTCGAACCCACGGATGTCGTAGTTCTTCTCCGTGCGGATGAAGACCATCGCTTGTGCGGCGGCAATCATCGCATGGGTCAGAGCCGTTCCGTTCCAACTCATCGTCATCGAACCGGACAGATCGATACCGACCAAGAGGTTCTGACCGGTCGGCTCCACGTTGGCGAAGGTTCCGTAGAACGCATCCATCAACGCATCGACAACCGCCGGAACCACCGGCCACGAACCGTTACCGCGCTGACCGTGCCCGGCACCGTAGGCACCGTAGGCCAACAACACCTGAAGCGGGTGTACCCGCGACCGGCGCAAGTATTCGGCATCGCGCAAACGGCTGGTGACCAGCTTCGACGCATCCGACAGCGGGACCAACAGGCCAGACTTCGACATGTTGCCCAAGTTGCGGATCATGGCCGTCAGCGGCATCTTTTGCAAGAGCGCTTCCTGAACCGTCGCGTCGTTGAGGAACTGAGTCGGAATCATCTCCCGCGTCAAACCGTAGTCCGACACGATCTTGATGACTTCCTTGGCCGAAGTCGCCTTCTTAGCCAACTCAACGCCGTCGATCACACGGGACACATCCGGCTTGTACTCACCCTTGGCCGCGTAACGATAGATCGCGGAGCGAACTTCGTCTTCCGGCTTCGGGTGAGCCAAACGGAGAATGTCGCGCTGTGCCCATCCCTCACGCTGCTGGTACTTCGCCAACTGGTAGGCCAGATCGCGCGGCGACTTGACCGCGTACCAGTCCTTCACGGCGCGGGCCAGAACAGCGCCCCAACCGCGAAGCGAAGTCGCGTAGGAAATGAACGAGAACAGATGCGTGCCCGTGCGCGCGACCACCGGCAACTTCGACGCCGCGTACTGGCGCGTCTCAATGACCGGGGAGTCGGTCGGGGACATGGCAAGTGCCAGCGCAAACAACGCCGGATCATTCTTCGGTGCCCGGCCCGCGTCGCTGATGCCAGCGATCACATCGACCGTGCGCTTGCCGTCTTCCTTCAAGCACGCAATCACGTTCTTGGCGTGCTCACGGGTCAGCTTTTCCGCCGATCCACCACTGGCGTAGTAGGCCGGGTTCTCAGACCCAAGGATCAGGAAGCGCTCCAAGAGCGTCCACTTGTCAACGGTGAAGACATATCCACCGTGGGCGTTTTGCGCCATTTCATTCTCACGACCCGGAATCGGCTGATTCTGCGGGGTCGTCTTCCGGCTTGCGCCGTGCAAGCTATAGATGTTCTTTGCCATGTTATTGACCTCTTTTCCGCACGAACTACATCGTGTTTACTACTCCTGTTCTTCTTCCAAACTACGCATCACATCTTCGAAAGGAACCAATTCGGCCCGCCCTTCTTCGACTTCTTTGATGCGCTCTTTCATTTCTGCCAGAAATTCTTCGTTCTGTTCGGGACCGCCGTGAAAGCTGATGTCCCAATAGATCGCGTCAAGAAACTCCAACAGACTGAAAACTCTTTTTCCCGTCAGCACTTCTTCGGTCCAGTTCCGGCGGATCGTAAACTTCTCATCGATCACCACCGGGATATGCGCCAACTGGTACATGGGTGAATACGACACGGCCCATCTTTCCCCATTGGCATCCACTCCGATGAAGTCCGTACACAGGTTGAAATCTTTCTCTTCCTTGTGATCGAACACTTCACCGTAGGAACTCACGACCAGCTTCACTAACGGTTCATCCAGATCCTTACGCGGCTCACGGGCCTGTGCATGGAATTCATCGATTGCCCCACACCATGCATAATGTGCAACAACTTCCTTCAGAGTCGGATGTTGATCCACAATCGCAAAAATCTGGCCCAACGTCACGCCGTCGTCGATTTGCACGCGACACCGAAGGTCGGTCAATCGAAACGGCTTTTCAACATAATCCTTCTTCTCCTTCCCGTCCCACTCATACGCCGCCAAGCGGTCGTGGTGGAACACAACGTAATCGCTCATGTTGGTTCGTATATCTCCAACCCCGGCATGAAGCCAAGGGAATCCACAATCATGGGTCTAACGACAGACCATTGAAGTCCGCCTAAGCCACAACCGATTGCCGGAATTGCAAGACTGGAAATCTCATGATCCTTGCACCAATCAGCAAGGGCCACCAGACCAGTTTCAATCCACTCTATCTGAGAGGGGTTTCGCCAGTGATCCTTGGTCGCAAAGCATGCGACCCATTTTGGCGGTGGGGTGGTGTCATGCTGAGGCAACACAAGGATGTTGCCCGGAAAAAGCGTTTTTGGTTCAGCACAAGCATGACGATATGAATTTAGCACACCCGGAAACCGATTTGCAAACTTTTTTGCTAATCCGGCTCCCATTACACCAAAACAGTTCACCGGATTCACCCAAACTTGAGCTTGGGACCGGAACATGTCTCCCGGCATCACTCTAACGCCTTCAACTGTTTCAACAACTCTTGCCGCTTCCGTTCCTTGTCGTCCGCCGGGCGCACCGGCACCGTGAGCACGCGGAAGTCCGTGACCCACACACCGGCGTCGCCACTACACAAGCCACTGAAGTTCGACTTGGTGTAGGTGACTTCAATTTCCTGCTGGCCTTCCATCACTTCCAGCAACCGCTTATACAACGCTTCATCTTTCACGCTGAAGTGAAATGCCGTTCCGTTGACACCACTGCCGCCATTGAAGCCGCCCCGGACCAGTTCACCTTCGTAGGTGTCACAGATCATTCCGTACTGGCCCATCTTGACGACTTGACCGATCTTCTTTCCATCACCGCTCTTGATGCCGTATCCACAGCCGACCAAGAACAATCCCATCACCGCAACAATGAAGTATCGCATACCTCATTGTCCATCCACTACCATACACGCAAAAACAGAAACGCCCCGGCGGAACTCACCGGGGCGTTCGTTTGCCGGGAACCAGTCCCGACCGCTTCACTTCGTTGTCGTCGTTGTGATGAAACCCGAAGTGGCTGGAGTATTTGTGCCAGTCGTCGTACCAATGATTTGGTTCGGCTCACACAAAGTCCAACGCTCCCATTTGTTCCAAGGGAAATATGGCTTCCACGGAATCGGCTGAACCGGCACCGGCACAGCGACCGGCGGCACCGGCACAGCGACCGGCGGCACCGGCACAAACTGTACTTTGTTTTTCCCCTTGACTTCCACGATCTTGATCTTCTCAACAACCTTCTGTTTGACTTGCACCTTGACGGTGTTCGTCTCTTGGTCGAAGAAAACCTGTGCGTCGCTTGCGCCTTCGATCTGAATCTTCAATCCGTTGATGGTGACTTCCATTTACTTCCTCCGACCATTGACACCGCCGCCGGTAGTCGTCGTGAACGACACGTTATTCAATGCAGCTTCGTCCACGTCCGCCGTCAGATTCACCGAACGCTCGAACCCGGACAGGCCCTTTGACACATTCGACGTATAGGTCCCACGGATCGCACTGGTCGCATACATCGCGCCCGCCGTGTTCGCCGATGCATAGTTCACCGAATTCGCGATGTTGATGCTGGATGCAGCCGCCGCCGCGTCCATATCCGCGCCGAAATAGGTGAAGCCCCATCCTTGCTTCTGCCGGATGTCAATCAATGCCTTGATCGCTTCATGGCTGAAATTCTTCGAAGAGTTCTCCGCGCCGTCCGTGAAAATGTACACAAGGACATTCTGTTCGCCCTCTTCCGCCGTGTCAATCCGCATGCCGACCGCATCGTACAGCGCGGTCATGCCATTCGGCTTATAGTCGGCTGTCCCGATTTCCTTGACTTCACTTAGCGGCTTGTTGGCGAACACCACCGTTGCTTCGGAAGAAAACTTGGTGAGACTGACCGTGTACTCAACGTCCTTGGTCTTCTCTTCCTTCCGCATTTCCTGAATCTGTTCGTTGAATCCATTGATGACAGTCTTCTGTTGACCTTCCATCGAACCGGACTCATCCAAGATAAACTCAACTCTGATCTTGTTCTTCATTCTCCTTCCTTGGGTGCCCATGCCACCCTATGTTATGTAGACTGTCCACCGGCGGTCTTCGTGCGCAAAGTGGGATTATTTTCCAACTTTTCACGCAGCCGCCGGGCGGCGTCCAACTTGAGGAAGGCAATTTCATAGTTGCCGTTCTTCTTGGCGGACTCCGCTTCGAGTTCACACCGGTCAATTTCAGCTTGAATCAAATCACGATCCATGACCATCTCCCAAACCCCTGAAATGAACTTTAACTACTGGTGGTGCTGACTTCGGAAAACGAGTTCGGCGGTGTGTGATCGAAGTCGTAGTCCGTAACCTCATCATGCGCAAACATCGCCATCCGGTAGTGGTGACGATCCTTGTGCATGATGATGCGAATGATGATATTGTCGTCGCTGAAATTCGGCAAACAGTCTACAAGGAACCCGTCCACAATTTCCTTTTGCTTCGCCAGATTCAATACCGACGTGAGCGGTGTCTTGAGATCAGAGCATGAAAAGGAATTGGTGAACCAACCAAGTTGAGCCGCCCGTTGAACCACTCCGAAGAGAGTGTCCCGCAATCCGTTTAAGTCATTGAACTCTGACGGAATTGACCACAACTCTTCGGGATCAGCACCCACAACAACATCATTTGATAATCGAAAAGCCATTGACTCCCTTCATCGTAGCGTGGCCTATCCCACGCGAAAACTGATAACCTTTCCCTCTTGTACCGTGAAGGTCACACGGTTTTGTTTCACATCATTGGTTAGCGGGACCGGCATACCGGGTTGCACCACGCGCACTTCCATTCCTAGTTGTGTCGCTTTTGCGGTGGCTTCCGTGATCGGCTGGCCCATGAAATTCTGTTTGACGGCAATCGCCAAGGCTTCATTCAGCATTTTCTTCCTCTTCGTTTTCTTCTTCTGGTTCCCGGCTGAGCCAAAGAACTACCACCACACTGATGAATACGAATGATCCTGACCATGCTGCAATCACCACAACAGGATTCAATGCGAACGTGTGGAACGACCAGCGGACAGCAACAAAGAGTCCGGTGAGTAGCAGGATCAGTAGATTGATGCCACCAAAGACGGCAACGTATTCAGCAATGCGTGAACGGATTTTTTCGGCTTGCACGTGATGAATTTAGACACGCCAGAAGACGGCATCCCAATCATATTCAGTCTGTTGTGCAATGCTCGGTTCGGTGGATATGGAATCTACCTAGCGCGGGCTACTCCGCTAAGTCGATTCCCTATCGCGTCTGTCGTGCTTCGGACAGGCGGTCGCCCTTGATCTTGGTGGTCGCTACCAGTGGTTCTCTATCGGTGGCTCCGGGGTCATACCGCATTTTTCCAAGCATCCCCATTGAAGGGGTCAGGTATGGGTCCGGTGACTGACGACACTCCACACGCCGCTCTACATGGTCTGTCACGGGTATTCCCGTCGTTTGCCAAAAGCCATGCAGCCGGGTCAATTCCCGACGAACTGCGGTCCTACGTGCCGGGCACCTTTCGGTGCCGATATCCTGATTAGGCTTGGGGTGACTGAGAACGTCTTGATCGCCTGATACCTATATAGCATAGAGGTTCGATGTTCAGAACCTAAAACGGCGAAGTCCATGAAAACATTCCAAAGATTCCTTCGAGAGTCCTACGAACTCTTGCCCGGCACCCTCTTGCTGATCGTTCAAGGTGGCGGGTTCAACCGTCGTATCCAGTATGGCGTAACGACGGGGCGGGTGGTTTCGTCAAGCCCGGCGACATCATCCAAAACCATTTGCAATTGGATGGTCTGCCCGGCGGCTCAGTGATTGAATCCACGTTGTCGGGTGCGGACGGCCAGTACAAAAAGACGGATTCGTTCAAATGGACCAAGGTCGGATCACCGACCGGCACGAAATTTGACTCGTTTCACTTTGACACATCGCTTAAATACAAGTGGGTCAAATAATCTATGCCAATGGACAGCACCGCCGAACAACTGATCGGCATCATCAAGCGTCAGCCGTCGAATCCGAATTTCCTGAACGCGCACCGGTTCCGCATGGTGCTTCATCGCACGCCGTCGATGATCTATTTCATGCAAGAAGTCAATCTGCCGGGGATCAGCACTGGCGCGCCGATTCAGCCTACACCGTTCGTTGATATCCCTCATCATGGCGATAAGTTGGTGTTCGAAGATTTGACGGTCAGTTTCGCGGTGGATGAGGACATGAAGAACTACCGGGAAATCCAACAGTGGTTGTACGGATTGACTTTCCCGCAAAGTTTCGAACAGCACGCCAATTTGGTGCAAGGCATGCATAACCGGTATTCCGACATTTTGCTGGTGATTCTCAACAGCAACTATAATCCGCAACACTATGTCATGTTTCGGCAAGCGTGGCCGTCTTCGCTTGGATCAATCCAGTTCAACAGCAAGGATCAGGATGTGGTGGTCCAGCCGGTGTCGGTGACGTTCAAGTATGCGTTTTATGAATTTTTGGATATCGGTGACGTGTCATCATAGCTCCTAAGTGATTCACTCACGAAAGGACAACTCATGCTCGAAACAATGCTGGCTCTAACGGGCCTTGCGTTCTGGACGGTTGCGATTGGCACCGTCATCTTCTGTCTCATCATCATGGCCTTGGTGGAATTCAATCGGCCATTTTGGGCGACATTTCTGGTGATTTTGACGACTACCGTATTCGTCTATGCGACGAAATATCCGTTGTGGGATGAAGTGCGGAACAACCCGCTCCTACTGTTCTACTGGACAGCCGGGTTCTTGTTAGCCGGGGCCGGGTGGTCACTGTTCAAGTGGTGGCGTCATGTGGATCGCGTTGTGAAAAGTTGGGCGAAGCGCGGCTACACAGATGACCTCCGCAAGCTCGAAAAGATCAAGGCCGCTTCTTCGGATTCGTCTGTTGATCTGCCATATGAGATTGATCCGGGACATAACAAGGATCGGTTCTTCGGCTGGATTGTCTACTGGCCCTTTTCTCTGGTCTGGACTCTGTTAGATGATCCGCTTCGGGCGGCGTTCGAGTTCATGTACGACCAGTTTGGTCAGTTCTACACGAAGATCGCGCAGCGGGTGGCCCGCCGGATCGCTTCGACCGTGAAGATCCCATCCTAAACAGCATCATGGTACTGGAAGACTACGCGGCTCTGGCAGACAAAGAGCTTCGGATCGATGTGACGCGGCTGGTCGAAGAGGCCGCGTCCATCGCTTATCTCCACGGTCGGTGGATGAAGTTCTACGAAGAAGAGAGGAGGCAGTTCCGCCGCATGAAGCGCGAAGTCGCCAAGATGTACACGAAGCGCTTCAACTTCTATCGCGGCACCGGCGACCCGGATGACTTCCCGAATGAACGTCCGCCCGATCTGATCCTTGACACTTCGATGAAAACCGGTACGAAGAAACGTAGTCACACGCCGGTCAATGTCGTCGAAATGTACATGGAATCCGACGATTTGTATCAGGACATGAAAGACAAACTGGACGATCAGGAAATCCTTCTGGACTATCTCGAACAATGTCTGAAGGGCATCGCTTTCCGCCGGAACCAGATCGACACCATCAACGAAACCCGCAAGTTCGAGTTTGGAAGGTGACATGGACAAGATCGTGTTGAAAATGCATGATGGCACCGAATATACAGCCGAACAAGCCATCGCATTTCTGGACCCGGAAAAGGTCTATCGGATGGGTATTTTCGGCAATCAGCAAGTCGTGATCGAAATGAAAGACGGCACACGTTACTTCCCGATCAGCGGCCTGATGCATGAAATTTTGCTCGAAGAGATCATGGCCGAAATCGAAACGGAAGCGCTCAATTCCGCGCCGCCAATTACTCCGGTGATCCAATGAGTGCGTTCTACTTCCATTACAACAAACCGGCGTCGCAGAAAGCTGGCAAGGTTCAAGTGAGCCTTCACTACAAAGACACTTGCCATGTGATCGATAACATTGATGCCCGCGCACGGGCACACGACAGAGGAACGCCCACATGTCCCGGCGGGTCATCTTATCGAAATTGAACCGGTAGACCGGATCTTGGTAGCTTATGAAGAAACTCTTGATCGTTCCTTTTCTGTTGTTGGCTGGATGTTCGCAAACTGAGCCGGAAAAAACACTGGCTACGTCCAATCCACAGTTCGAAGTGGATGTCATCGGTAAGGTGGATGGATGCACAATCTACCGGTTCCGCGATTCGGGTAGACCGCATTACTTTGTGAAGTGCGCTGACGGGGCGGCACAGACGATGACGAATCAGAATTGTGGGAAGAACTGTCAGTATCAGGATCACATTCCGACCGTAACCACGCGCTAGATCCGCGCATCTAGTGCTCAAAATGGCCGCGTATAAACACATGCGTGGTCGTAATCCGCAAAGTCAACGAATCCTATCTTCAGGTTGACGCCGATCCCGGAATCGTTCGAGAGATCAGCGAAGTTCTAACCTTCGAAGTCCCGAACGCACATCACATGCGCCGCATGATGGAGAAGCGCGGACGCAAGATGTACAACAATTGGGATGGTCGCATCAAGCTGTTGGACTATCGCAATGGCGCGGCCTACCTTGGTCTTCACAGATTCATCCGGCAATACTGCGAAGAGAACAATTACGAAGTTCAGTACGAAGACAACTTCGATTCTGAAAATCCGTTTTCCTTGTGGGAAGCGCGAAAGTTCTTCGAGTCTCTGAAGCTGTCTGTACAGGGAAAGCCGCTGGATGTGCGCGACTATCAAGAGCGCGCGTTTGTGCATGGCGTTCAGCGCCGCCGGGCTATCCTCGTTTCCCCAACAGCGTCCGGCAAGTCCCTCATCATCTATTTGCTCTTGCGGTATCTCCAAACGTACAAGATGGGAGATCCCGCGCGCGGGGACGCGGGGAAGATTCTTGTCATTGTTCCGACTACATCGCTGGTCGAACAGATGTACTCCGACTTCGCCGATTACAGCGCGGCTGACCCGGATTGGAACGTCGAAGAGAATGTCCACCGGGTTCACTCCGGGGCCGAACGAAACACGGATCTTCCGATCACGGTGACGACGTGGCAGTCCATCTATCGCATGGATGAAGAGTGGTTCTTACAGTTTCACGGAGTCGTCGGTGATGAAGCCCATCAGTTCGATTCCAAGTCGCTCAGCAAGATCATGTCTTCGCTGACGAACGCGGCCTATCGTTTCGCCACGACCGGCACACTGAAGGGTTCGATGGTCAATGAAATGGTGCTGGAAGGTCTGTTTGGTCAGGTATACAACGTCACCACGACGCGCGAACTCATGGACGCCGGGACGGTCGCGGATCTGACGATCAAAGCACTGGTGCTTCGGTACTCCGATGAGGATTGCCAGATCATCAAGGGTGCCGACTTCCATGCGGAGCGGGACTACATTTCCGCCCACACGACCCGCCGCAACTTCGTCCGCAATTTGGTTCTCAGCCTGAAAGGAAACACGCTGGTCCTTTTTGCGCTGGTGGACAAACAGGGAAAACCGCTGTATGAGTCGATCATGGAGCGGGTGGAACCGGGCCGGAAGGTCTTCTACGTTTCCGGGGAAACCGAAGCTGACGACCGGGAACAGGTGCGCCAGATCACCGAACAGGAAGAGAATGCCATCATCATCGCCAGCTATGGCGTCTTTTCGACCGGCGTCAATATCCGCAATCTGGACAATCTGGTATTCGCCGCCGGGACCAAATCCAAGATTCGGACCCTTCAGTCCATCGGGCGCGGTCTTCGCAAGAGCGACCGGAAATCGACTGTTACGGTGTTCGACATCGTGGACGATTTGAGCGTTAAGTCCAAGAAAAACTTCGCTTTACTGCATTTCGCCGAACGTCTGGCGTTCTACGCGGCGGAACAGTTCCGGTACAAGATTTACCGGATTGACCTGTCGTGAGTATAAATACGGGGATTGTCGTCACATTTGAAAAGTGTGGCGATTTCTCTTGGTGAAACGAGTTTTTGGTGTGCCGGTGCGCACCGATAATGGAAGGGTAGTCGGTGTGTCAGTATCCGAAGTGAGACTTGATGAGATTCATCACCAAGATGAACCACGCAATTCCTACGACGGATAGAAAGATCCATCCGACGAACAATGCCATCGCGATCTTCACAACGAATCGCAGAAAGGACAACATATGCCTTGAGCATAACAGGGATGGACATATAAGTCAATGGAGCGCAAGAAAAATCAGTACGTGGACAACAAAAAGCTATACGACGCCCTTGTCGAATGGCTGAAGGACCGAAAGACGGCACAGAAGAACAAGGCGGCGCAAATGCCACCGCTTCCCGATTACATCGGTGAGTGTATCTTGTTGATGGCTAACCGGTTAGCTCAAAAGGCCAACTTCGTCAACTACACTTTCAAGGACGATATGATCGGCGACGCGATGGAAAACTGTCTCCGGTATCTTCACAATTTCAATCCGACCCGGAGCACGAACGCCTTTGCGTATGTGACACAGATCCTTCGCAACGCTTTCGTTCGCCGGATTACGCGGGAACGTCGGAACTCCTACACTAAGGCCGTGCTCATCAGCCACGGCATGCCGGGCTACACCGTTCAGGATGGCGATGAGAACGACTACACGAACACCTACGTGGACTTCCTTCAGGAGAATGTCACGGATGTGATTGAGAAGTTCGAGTCCGCCAAACAGCGGAAGAAAGCCCGCCAACAGAAGAAGGTCGGTCTGGAAAACTTCTTCGTGGAAGAAGCGGCGGCTACCGAAGTCGTCGGGGCCGGGACGCGATAAAATGTCGGCGGGGTGTGCGCTCCATCCCGCCTACAGTTCGCTCTTCGTCCAGACCACCAGCATCCCCGGTCTTCAGGATGCGTCGAAGATCGGCCCGTTGGTCAAGCAAACAGTCATCCCCGGCGGCGGTCGTGGGAAGTCCAACACCATCGCCTATGAAGACCTGTTCGTAAAGATCCAAGAGACGGCGGATCTGACCATCGTCAAGTTCCTTAGCTGGCTTCAGAAGTCTTCCGGTGACCTTGCCACGGCGACTATCATCGTGCAAGACGCGAACAATAAGGATGTGTTGAAGGTCGAATTGGAAGGGCTGGAAATCACGAATGTGAGTAGCCTTTCTCTTTCGATGAGCGACTACATCGGAAGTGACGGCGCGTTGGATTATGACGTGACGTTTCGCGTCGGTCGCGTGAAGTACGTCGTCCTCTAACCATCCACTCCCCTCAATGGCCGCGTTTCCGCGCGGCCATTTTTGTTTTCACTTTATCCCCGGAATACGACAATAGAAAAGGATGTCGGACCCACACTCGATCCATTTTGCCTTTGTTTTTGGCCTGATCGTACTCGTTTCGCATGGTCCGGCGGTGATGGAGTTCACTTCCAAACTTTGCCGCAAGGTGAAGGGAAAGGCCCGACTATCGAGGTTTGAATGAAGATTGCTTTGCTTGCGGATACCCATTTCGGTGTCCGAAACGACACAGCGGCGTTCTACGACACGTTCGACAATTTCTACACCAACACATTCTTCCCGACGTTAGACAAACGCCGCATCAAGCACATCTTGCATGTCGGCGACGTGTTCGACCGGCGGAAGTACATCAACTTTCAGACCCTAGAGTGGACCCGTAAGATGTTCTTCGAACCCATGCGCGCGCGGGGTATCGACATGAAGGTCATCTTGGGCAATCACGATGTCTACTACAAGTCCACCAACCGGCTCAATGCTGTGTCTTTACTGTTAGGCGAATACCTGTCCGGCGGACGGGCCAGACTTGGTTCCGGGGACCGGGTGGAAGCGGATAGTGCGATGGCGCTATCGAACGTGGAAAACGTTTCGATCTATGACCAGCCGTGCGAAACCAACATCTTCGGTATGGACTGTGTGGTGATGCCGTGGATCAATGCTGAGAACTATGACGCCGCGATGACCATTGCGAAGAGCGCACGCGGTTCGAAGCCGGTGTTTGGTCATCTGGAACTGACCGGGTTCAACATGTACCGGAACAGTGTATGCGATCACGGGCTGGACCCGAAGATTTTCACACGCTTCGACATGGTACTCACCGGGCATTTCCATCATCAGTCACAGAAGGGCGGCATCAAGTATCTTGGCGCTCCCTACGAAATGATCTGGTCGGATTATGACGATGCGCGCGGTTTCCACATCCTAGACACCGAAACATTGGAACTGGAGTTCATCAAGAACCCCGACCAGATGTTCTACAAGGTTCGTTACGACGATTCCAACGACGTACCGGGCCGCTCCGCGCCGGGGCCGGATATTGAGCCGTCGCCGAACTGGAAAGGCAAATACATCAAGATCATCGTCATGCGGAAGAAAGATCCGTATGCCTTCGATCAGTTCATGGATGCGGTGTGGGCGACACAGCCGCATGATGTGACCCTTGTCGAAGACGAAACCCTTGACATCGACAAGGTGCTTGAAGGCAAGGATGAAACGCTCATCATTGATGACACGCCGACCGTATTGAATGCCTATGTGGACGCTATCAATTCACAGGACGTGAATAAGCCCGCATTGAAGAAACTGATGTTGGAACTGTACACAGAAGCCGTGGCCGCTAGCGGGCGCGACTAGGAAGGAAGGATGCTAGAGTTTGAATCCCTTCGATACAAAAATTTTCTGAGCACCGGCAACAATGAGACGGTCATTCAGATCAACACATCCCCGACGACGCTCATCTTAGGCGACAACGGAAGCGGTAAGTCCACGATGCTGGACGCGCTGTGCTTTGTTCTCTTCGGCAAGCCGTACCGGAAGATCAAGAAAGAACAGCTTATCAATTCCATCAATCAACGTGATTGTTTGGTGGAGATTGAATTCAGGACGCGCGGCGATCACTACAAGATCCGGCGCGGCATCAAGCCGAACTTTCTCAACATCCTCAAGAACGGTCAGTTGCTCGAAGAGAACGCGGCGGTGAAGGATCAGCAAGAGTATCTTGAGAATCACATCCTCAAGCTGAGCATGAAGTCGTTTACTCAGTTGGTCATTCTCGGTTCTGCAAGTTTCGTTCCGTTCATGCAATTGAGTGCCGCTGACCGGCGGGCGCTGGTCGAAGACATCCTTGAGATTCAAGTCTTGTCTGAAATGAACGAAGTTCTGAAGGGCCGGGTGTCGAAGATCAAGCAAGAAATCGCCTTGGTCGAACAGCAAGTTGTCAGCACGAACGAAGCGATCCGGCTGGTGGAAGACTCCATCAGTTCAATGAAACAACAGGCCGATCAAGAGCGGCAACGGAAGTTGGACCGTATCGCGGAAATCGAAACGCAGATCCAATCCATCACGGATGACATACAGGTCAAAACGGAAGAAGTCGAAGCGGTGCTGGCCCGGATTGCGGATGAACCTACTGTCAATGAGAAGCTGATCGACTATAGCGAAAGAAAGACGAAGATCAAGTCGAAGGCACAGGAGTTGACGACGGAGATTCGATTCTTCCAAGACAACGAAACATGTCCGACCTGTACCCAACCGATCCAAACCGATTTTCGCGACAAAGCGGTTGCTGACAAAAAGACCTTTTTGGCGAAGCTGAAGGATGGTCATACCGCGCTGACAGAGAAGGAGAAGACATTTTTACAGCGTCGGGAAGAAATTT